GCGTCGCTGTCCCCCGCCTGCGCGGCCTTGATCTGCTCGTCCGTGACCTCGACCTGATTCATGGCCGCTCCTTCGTGAGTGGTTGGCGTACTTAGGTGATGGGGGAATCGGAGACAGTTGTGACGCGGAGACTTAAGTGACCTGCGTCACACACTGAATTGGGGAAACGAAAGCCCCCGTCCCTCGCAGGGAACGGGGGCCGTAGACGCGCTAGTCGTTTGACGCTTCTTCTCAGGCGGACAGGTACTTCACCATGATCTTGAACGTCTCAGCGATGGCTACGTCAGCTACTGCCGTCGGGCACTTCTCCCAGCCGCTGAGGACGTACAGCGCCGTTGCGGCGGCCCACTGGAGGGTCACGCTGTAGGCAGGGAGACCGTCGAGCACGCCGGCCACCTCAGCGATGAGGCCCCGCTCGTCATCCGTGCTCTGCGGCCCCGTTACAATGATCAACGTTTCCCCCGGGAGGGTAGAGAATCGTGTCCTCCCCCTCCCAGCGGGAGAGCGCACGATCCATGGATGCGGAGACGCCCCTAGCGGCAGCTACTGCGTATGCCAGCCAGTGGGCGCCGGTTTTGAGTTCTGCTTGTAGGGCCAGGCGGCGCTCGTCGAGCGCTACCACTTCCGTCGGGCGGTTCGGTCCGTGCGTCACCTGCCGGGCCCCGTCCGCATCCATCCCTGACTGTCGGCGGCCAGGCATGGTACTTGCGTCGCCGTAGGCGGCCACGAATTGGCGGATCTCGATCACCAAGTGCTCAAGTGCGCCGAGGAGTTCGCTCATTCGATGTCCGTCTGTGGCGTGATCAGGACTGTAAGTCACACTCTCCCCTACGGGCAATTGCCGCGTGTCCGGATCACGGCTAGTCACGCGGGCGTTTGGCGTGCAAATGTCCGACCTTCATAACCGATCGGGCGCTCTGCTTGCGTCGGTCACCCCATCTCACCTGCCGTTATGTCGGCCGACACACAACAGACTTCAACAATCGGCGTTACCTAGTTGTTATGTGGACGACTTGTGAAGCGCGCCCCCTAGGCGGCGTCAGGTTGCTTTGCGTAGCTGCCCACATCCTTCGCCGTGAAGCTCTCACCTGCGCTTCTGGACAGCCACTCAGCGACGTCGGCAGGGCCCTTCGACCTGTTGCACTCGGCGCACGCCGGAGCAAGGTTGAAGAATTCGTGAACACCACCACGCGCAAGTGGAACCACGTGATCCACCTCCGCTACAACCATCCGGCCGAACGAGGCGTCACAGTATGCGCAGGACCACTCATCCAACTCCTCCCACCGTCGCAGAGCGTCACGGCGGGTGGGGTGAAGGGGCGGTTCCGGGGATCGCAGAGAGGGCGTGGTGCGCATGGGACGAGGTATAGACCTCACGGCAGAGGGGCGGGATCCCGCCACCGTGCGGTCAACTCTGGCTGTGCGACCCGGTGTCGGTGGGGCGAGACGTGCGGGGGTCATGCTGCAACCGCCTCCGGCTCCCGCATCCGATGCGCCTCCGCCGGCCGCGCGGCGAACCACGGATCGTGCTCGATGAGCAGATCGGGGATGTACTTGTCCTTGTGGTCCTTCATGTACAGGCTCCCCCAACTCTGTCCGCTGACGTCGGGGTCCGAGTCGATGGGGACGCCGAACAGGTTGAAGGTCATGCACTCGCCGATGGCGCGCGCGATCTCTTCCGCCTCCCTCTCCGGTGCCGACGCGATGACCTCGTCATGAACCGGAAGTCGGAGGTACGGCAGAAGGCCCGTCTTGTCCATGTTGATCAGGGCCTGACCCAAGCAATCCCGGGCCGCGGACTGGACTTGGTAGTTCGTCACGGCGTAGGTCCGGTCACGGTCCAGCGGCAGCCGTCGGCCCGTCACGGACGTCGTGACCATCCCGTTCGCGAACGCCTCACGCTGCCACCGGTTAGCCGCCCGTCGCACCTCGGGATAGGCACGGTGGTAGGCAGCGACGGCGCGCTTGACCTCTTCCATCGGGGCGCCCGTCTGGCGCTGAATCGTCGTCGCCCCGCCGCCGTACACCACGCCGAAGCCGATCGCCTTACTGATCTTGCGGTGCTTCGGGGTGAAGTCGGGGCCGAAGACCAACTCCGCGGTGAAGGAGTGGAGGTCGCGGCCGGCGTTGATGGCCTCCTTCATCCTCTTCACCCCCGCCAGGGCCGCCAGAACGCGCAGTTCAACGGCCTGAAAGTCGACGGAGATGATGCGGTGTCCCGGTTCCGCCAGGAACGCCCTGCGGATCTTCCAGTCACCCGACGGGAGAGTCTGCACCGCCGGGTTCGTGACGGACATACGCCCCGTCCGCGCCTGCATGGTCCGGATGCCCGGATGGATACGGCCGTTCCTGTCCACCGTCGCAAGGAAGTTGTCCGCGTAGGCCGAACGCCACTTCGCCGCCCGCTTGGCCTTGATGACGGCCACGGCGAGCGGGTTGGGCGTGCGGACGTGGAGTCGGTTGCCGTAGAGGTCCGTGTCTGCGAGTGCACACAGCACGCTCTTGTCCGCCTTGATGGCACCGCCGGCCGTGCGCTCCGTCAGGGACTCCCCCATGCCGATCAACGCCTCGGCAATCTGCGCGGGACTGCCCAATTTCTCGACGCCGTAGGAGCGGACGATCCGCGTGTTCTCCTCTTCCTCCTTCCTCAGCTCGTCGGCCAGATGCCGCGTGTAGTCCTGATCGAGCAGGAGGCCGCGGATCTGCATGTGCCCGCAGATGCGGGCTACCTCGTGTTCGTAGTCGACGAGGCGCTGAGGGACACCGAAGCGGCGAAGTTCGGCTTCCAGCTTGGGGCGGAGGCGGGCCGTCAGGATGACGTCACCTCCGGCATACGACTGATAGATCGGGTGCCAGAGGTCGATCCGGCTGAAGCCGACCGCCTTCGTCAGGCCCAAGCTCCGGAACACGGCCGTCAAGTCGCCCTGCGTGTCCGCGGCCGTCGGGTCGATGTAGTGGTCGGAGAGCGGCTTCAGGCTGGAGCCGATACCGCCTTCGTGCACGGAGCGCGGGTCGACGAGCTTGGACAGGAGCATCGTGTCGATGGCATTGCGGCACAGCTCGTCGTAGTCCATGCCCAGGTGCACGTGGAGCGCCGGAGCATCGAAGCCGTGGAAGTTGTGGCCCGTGATCCCGGGCCCCGGTATGAGGATCCGCAGCGCCTGGCGGGCCGCTTCCTTAAACGGCTCCCCCAGCTCCGTCGGGATGGTCCACGCCTCATCCTGGTTACCGAACTGGACCAGGCGGACGTACTCCGGGTCACCGGACAGGATCTCAAGCCCGTGCGTTTCGGTGTCGACCGCGATCGGCTGTGTCTGCCGCGCGGCCCACGCGATGAACTCGGACAGCTCCTCAGGGCGCTCCGGAACCCGCACCGGGAACTCGCGCCCCAAGAGAGGGAAGGTGTAGTGCCTCACGCTGCCTCCTTCTGCTGTCCGAAGATGTCTGCGCCTGCCTCCGGCTCGTCGGCCGGCTCCTGATCTGCGACGTTCGTCGCCTGAATCTCCTCGTCGGTCTTCAGCCGGAGGCCTTCAAAGCCCCATCGACCACCACGCTTGCTCTTGGTGAAGTCGCGGCTCTCCAGCTCGACGCCCAGCGCCCAACCGGACAAGATCTCCTTCCGGCTCAGCCCTGCGTCCTCCGCCCACTCCGCGTAGGCACGGCGAATGGCCATCGGAGCGACGCGGGCGCCTCGTTCCTGGACGCAGCGGGCCGTAAGGAACTCCTGGAGGCGGTCCTCCGACTCCCGGTAGTCCTGCGTCGCCGCCTGGACGGACGCGGGCTCCTGGAGTCCGTGCTCGTACCACTCCTGCGCGCCGCGAACGGCCCACGCGAGAATGCCCTCCGCCTCGTCCCTGAGCTTCGCCGGAAGGGACGTGTCCGCCTTAGCACCGCGGAACGTCGCTTCGAACGGGACGAGCTTCACCCGTCGCCAGACACCCAAGTCCTGGCTCAGGATCGCCGGCTTGTAGTTACCGGCGACGAGCAGGAGGAAGCTGGGTACGTAGGTGAACGGATTTTGATTCAAAAACCTGCACGTCACCGGGTCGCCGCCCGTGAGCTGCTTGACCAGTGCCTCCGCGAGTCGGCTGTACTTCTCCGTCTCGCTCGCCGTCACCAGCCGCGCCCCGCGGAGCGAGGCGAGTTCGGGCGACGCCTGGCCGACGGCCGTGCGCTGCTCGAAGGTGCTGAATTCGGTGCTCTTCGTGATCCCGCGGAAGACGTACAGGATCGCGTCGAGGAAGGCACTCTTCCCGTTCGCCCCGCCCCCGTGGAGGAAGGCGAAGCACTGCTCCGACGTCGACCCGGTGATTCCGTACCCGACGAGCCGGCGCATGTACTCCGGCAGCTCAGGGTGGTTCGGAAAGATCTCCGTGAGGAACCTCTCCCACCTATCCGCCTCTGCCGACGGGTCGTAGGCCACATCGAGACGCTTCGTGATCATGTCCGCCGGGGTGTGCGGGTGCATGGCTCCGGTACGGAGGTTGATCGTTCCGTTGGCGACCGACAGGAGTTCCGGGTGCGCGTCGAACGCGTCGGCCTTCGCTGGCACTCCGGGCACCGACGGCAGCTCCTTCAAGATCCCGTCGATGTGCTTGTTCGTCAGTGCCTTGAGAGCGAGCTTCCGCTCCCAGTCACTCCCCTCCGCGATCATCTCGGCGCCCATACGGTGCAGCGCCTCGCGGACAGCATCCGGGTTCGGCGTCCAGATGGTTCCGTCCCACACGAGGAACCCCAGCCCGCGGGCGTATCGCACTCCCCCGCCACTCTGCCGCATGTAGTCGCGCAGTCGCACGGCGAGCCCGACGTCAGTCGAGTCGAACATCTCGCGGGCGGAGGCAGACATCGACTGAAGGGCGGCGTCCGTGTCCTGGACGTCGACCTCAGTTGAGGAGGCGGGGGCCGGGGCCGGCGCCTCCAGCTCGACGACGGCCGCGGATCGCACAGCCGCGTGGAGCTGCCCCGGGAAGGACTCCGGATCCCGCTCGCGCCAGTCCGTCAGGTCGTCCCCGTCGTGCGGGATCTCCAGGCGGCGCACCATGACGCCCGCACGGACGAGGGCGACGGCGAGGGAGTCCGTGAAGCCCGCGCCCGCCCGGTCACGGTCGCCGGCGATGACGACGTCCAGGTCCCGGAGGCCGTCGGCGAGTTCGGCGACGAGGGCCGCGTTACGGGCGAGCCCCGCGCCGCGGATGGCCACGGCATCGTAGCCCGCGCCGACAGCCGTCAGCGCGTCGCCCGGACCCTCGCAGATGAGTACGGTGTCGTAGCCGGCACCGGAGCGCATGACGCCGTACTTCGCCCACTGCTTCCCGTCGACGTTCGTCAGAGAGACCCACCGTGCGGGGCACTTCCCGGAGAGGTCGCGCCCCTGGAGTCCGCGGGCCACGCCGTCGAAACCGGCGAGAGGCACAGTCACGCGGGGGTACCGCGTGAAGCCCCGGGAGAGCCACGGCTGAGGACGGAAGCCCGGGGCCGCGTAGCCGACGCCCAAGTCCTCCGCCAGCTCCACCGTTACGCCGAAGCGGTCGAAGATGTACAACGCCGTCTCTGAGTCGGGCTCCAGCGCGGCCGACGTCTCGTCGACGAACATCTTCAGGCCAGCGATCTCACCGGGGCCGATGCTCTCCGGCGCCTTCGCGCTGATCGTCGACGCGCCCAAGTCGTTCACGACGTCGTAAAGGTCGGACTCCCGAAGCCGCATCTTCTCCAGGATCTTGGGCTTCGGGCACCCGGTCCGGCACACCATGAGAAGCATGCCGTCCGCCTTCAGCGTGAGTTTCAGGCTGGCGTGGTTCCGATCGTTGTGTGCGGGGCAGAGCGCAAGGTGTCCGTCGTGGTCCTCCTCGATGCCGTCCAATCGCCCCAAGATGTCGGACAGTCGCACTACTTCTCCCCTCGTGACGCGTGCCGGCGGACGCTTCCCGTCACGCCGCCCGTGGTGACGCCGATGCCGAGCCCCTCGCGCAACTGCCACCCGTCATTGCGGTACTTCATGGGGTCCCACTTCGTCAGCGAGACGCGTGGCCCCTCGTGGCGGTGGGTGCCGGCCTTCAGTGCCTTGAACAGGTCTTCAGAGGCATCGTCGAGCGCACTTGGTATGTGCCTCGCGTGGGCATTCGCCAACGCCTTGCAGCGCGGACACCAGCAGTTCCGAAGCTCGCTGTCGTACGGATCGAATCGGCTCCCCATTCGCCCTCTCCCTCGTCGTGCATGCGGAAGGGGCGCCCCGAAGGACGCCCCTTGTGTGAGTGGTTAGCGGCGCTGGTCCGCTAAACGTTTCGCGCTACTCGTCCTCGTCGTAGTCCTCGTAGGAGATCGACGTGACGCCGCCCGACGTCAGGTAGTTACCAGCGTGCTTGTCCCCACGCGCCAAGGCGTGCCAGAGCCAGCCCTGAGCGTCGCTCTCGGACAGCGACCCGCCCTCGTACTCGTCACCATCCTCGTAGACGGTGAGCGTGCCTGAGAACTCGATGAGTGCCTTGCGCTTCTTCACGCTGCCTCCCTGCGGGCAGTAGTGGTCATCCTCGTGGCACAGGTACCGCACACCGCCGACGGCATGGAACTCCTCCGTACTCACGCTGCCTCCCTGTGCTGCTTGTCGAGCGCTTCGTAGAGTTCGGAGTTCTCCGCCTGGAGCGCCGCCTCCATGTCCCGGAGCCGGTTCATGAGGCGGCAGTCCGTCTCCACGTCGCGCACGACGTAGCCGTCCTTGACACCCTTCATCCGCCGCTTGACGACCGCGCACGCGAACGGCTCGCCGGCGTGGACCCGCTCCCGGTTGGCCTGCGCGATGTAGTCGGAGAGCGTGATCGTCTTCTCCGCCTTCAGCTCCGCGGCGTGGAGGTAATAGCCGCTGACGTCACCAATGTCACGAGCGCCCATCTGCACGTTGCGATGGGCGCCCGGGTTGTGGTGCTCTCGTATGTAGTTGACCCACGCGGTTTCCCACGCGGTGCCCTTTGCCTTAGCTGGATTTGCCGCCGTCTTCACCTTCCTTCGTGACCCACACCTCCAGGAGTTGCGAGCCCTCGTCCTCCTCGATGACCTCCGGCTCCGACTGGACCACCCAGGACTGATCGCCGTATGTCAGACAGCCCTTCGGCGCCGTCTTCTCGCCGCACCGCACCGGCTCCCGGTCCCCGTCGTTCATGTCGCTGCCCTTCGTGCGCACCGTGTGGGAGGTGGCATATGCATTAGACAACGATTGAACAGGTTTTCGGGTTACGTCGTGTGGCGGATCCGTCGCCTCATGGCCAGAGGTTCGTTTAATGGACTACGCGCGACCCCGGCTAAGGCCCCACCACACGAGGCCAAAGACCATGGAGCCGAGTGCGACGAGGGCGGGGATGAGCGTGAGCGCCGTCAAGAGTTGCTGCACGACGTCACCAGATCTCCCGTGTGATCACGAGTGCTTCGCCGTTGTCGAGGGCGTCGAGATAAGTGATGATCTTGGCGGCGGCCCTCAGTTCTTCGCCTTCCCGCAGGCTGGATATCTCAGTGCCCTCGTGGATCGGCTGGAGGACAGTCTCCTCACGGTCCCCGTGACGCGTCTCCGTCGGCACTCGATGGACGTTGATACGGCTCACTGGCTCCCCCTCCACGGCAGTTCCTCCGCCGGCGTTCCCGCTTCGACGCGGTACAGCAGCGACCATCCGTCGGCGGTGCGCTCGTAGATCTCGCCTCCGCGCGCACCTCCCCACGTCTGGTAGGCGACGGCCAACTTCGCTAGGCCGACCCCAGCGTGACACTTAACCGGGGGCCGACGATCCGGGATGATCGTCGCGAACGGCTCAGCCTTCAGCTTCGCCACGTGCGGGGCGCACTGCGCCTCCATGTTGCTCATCTGTCCTCCGTCTCCCTCATCAGATCCGGCGTGATCCATGAGGCATAGACGCACGGTGACCAGTCGAACTCCACAGGCTCCGCGTCGGGGAGGGCGTGGATGATGACGGTGTTGGGTTCGCGGATCACTGAACGTCGCTCCAGACCGTATGCGCGCTCTGGATTTGCGCCGACTTGACCCATACCGCCTTCTGGTACACCGTTCGGCGAGCACGGGCCGCGCCGATGCTGTTGAACGGGCCGAAGAAGTGAACGGTCTCCCCCTTGTAATCGGGGCTGCGCAGCTCCACGCGGAGCCGGTAGACGTCATCGCCGTCCCCGACCATCTGGCGCGCCATCAGCCACCCCACTTCCCCGTGTCGGGGTCGCGGACGTCAACCTCTTCCCACGCCAGCGTGGTCCTCTCAATGGCCACACGGAGGACGCGGGCCGTGTCGACACTATCCCCGGGATGGCGCCATCCCCAACCCCGGCTCTCGCGCTCCTTCGCGTCCCGACTCGCCTGGCGTCGCGCGTTCTCCGCGGACTGATACGGGCCGCGGGTATCGGTGTGTACCTCTTCGCTCCACTCGTCGAGGTAGGCGGCGACCTCGTGCCGGTTCTCCCACGTGTGGTCAGGGTTCCGCTTTCGGGTCTGGTACTTGACGATGGACCTCCACTGTTCGAGGTCGTTCAGGCTGCCGTCCGTCGCCATCAGTTCTCCTCTCGTCGCATCACAACCACCTGCGCGCCCTTCGCCAGCGCCACCCCCGCGGCCTCCCAGTACTTCGGGAAGTCCTTCCGCGTCGTCGCTGCGGGGCGGATGTAGATCAGGTCGCCGTCGCCGGCCGCACGGATGTCGCCCAGCGCGGGGGCGTTGGCGTCGTCGATGACGTGGAGGGCGCTCACTCGTTGTCACCCGGCAGCGCTCGGAGGATTTCCCGAGCCTCCTCGTCCTCCGTGTCGAACCAGTCCGTATTCGCGCTCACGGAGTAGCGGAGTGCCTGACGGATCAACGCCACCTCCCGCCCACTCAGCTCCACCGTCACGCCGCTGTTCGCGATCACCTTCGCCATGTGTTCTCTCCTCTCGGGGTGTGCTCCTACGCCCAAAGCCCCCGGGACCGAAGTCACCGGGGGCTAGGGGGTTGGTCAGATGCGGGTCAGGGGGCCGTAGTTGGCGGCGAAGGTGAAGGGGTCGCCGTCGTCCTCGTTCTGCGGCTTGCTGCCGATCAGGCCGACGACCTTGTCTCCGAACCGTGCGAAGTGCCACACGTCGCCGTCACGGTCCTGGTACTTCGCCGACAGGTCGTAGATCACGCCGTCGTACTCGTAGACGTCCTCGTCGGTGACGCGCTCGACGTCGCGCGCCCAGTACGTACCTGACAGGCCGTCGACGCGCAGCGTGTAGGGGTGGTGCTCGCCTGTGCTAGGTGTCCATCCGTCCGTCACTGACTGGACGGTCGCGAGCTTGCCGTGCGCCTCCTCCGCGTACTTCGCGTACTTCGCGTACACCACCCGCACCCGGTCACCGATCTTGATGGGCTCAGGTTTGGGGTCGGCGACCTTGCTCAGGACGTGCTCCGTCGGAGTCGTGTGTCCGCCATCGTTGTGCTCGACCACCCAGAACGTCACGTCGTCGAAGTGCCCCGTGAAGGGGCCGGCGACGAGGGTTCCCTCCGGGCGACCGTGGACGGCCACCTTGTCACCGACGGCGAACTTCGAGGGCTCCGGGAGAGCGGAGATGAAACGCCCGAACCACGTCTTCTCAATGCCGTCCTCCCTCCGCACGAGGTAGGCGTCCTCCCCGAAGGTGCTCTTGTAAGGGCCGTAGGTGACGATGCCGTCGCCGTAGTGGGTGTGCCGGACCTTCTGCCCTACCTTGAACGTCTCCGTCACTTGCTCCCCCCCTTGTTCGTGTCCGCGATAACAACGACGTGCTCCGCGCTGACCTTCTGGACCGCGAGTGTCTTACGCGCGATGAACCCCGAGTCGCGGCCCGTCGGGCGGACCTTCAGCATCGGGACGACCCGGCCCGTGGAGCGGTCGCTCAGGGTTTCCAGGACGACGCCCTCCGAGTTGCGGACGACGTTGCCCTGACGGGTCGGGTACGCGATGACGACGCCGGGGCGGATCTCGGCTCCGGTGAAGTCGGTGAGTCGGGCCTTGCCCATGTCAGGCCTCCTCGGGGTAGTCGCGGAACTGGACGGTTCCCTCGGCAAGGCCCGACGGCCGGCCCGGTTTGTTCGGCCAGTAGTTCGGTGCACCGGCCTCGATGAGCGCGCTAAGGACGCCCTCCGTCTTGCCACGCGGGCTGAAGATCGGGTTCCCACCGACGCGGGACAGAACGGTGACCAGAGTCTCCGCCTCGTCGACGGTGAGCTTCAGGACGAAGCCCTCTTCCGTGACCACGCGTTCCACGGTGATCTTTTCAGCTGTCGCCACTACTGCTCTCCTCTGTGTGCTCTTCCGTGAATGACTCGCGTAGCCGCTCCTTCAGGAAGCGGAAGGCTTCGTATGCTTGCTGGGGGCAGACGCCGTTACCGATACGGCCGATCTGCTCCTCACGTGTGAGCCCAGGGACGTCGGTGACCCACCCGTCCGGGAGGCCCATCATCCACTCCGCGAACTTCGGCGCGAGCTTCAGTCCGCCCCGCGGCCCGCGCATGAGCGGTACGGGGGCCTGTCGCCCCATGAAGACTTCCCACCGGTATACGCACTTGGCGAACTCACCCCACCACTCCGCCGGAGTGTGCGGGCCGTCGTCCGCCACGTCGTCGGGGTCGACGTTAAGGAGGAACACAACCTCGTCCTCCAGCGTCGGACCGTGACCGCCGGCCTTGCGTTTGTCGGGGTGCTGCGCGGAGCCGTTCGACGCCAGGTTCGCTGTCGGCGTCTTGAACAGCTTCTCCGCCTTCTCCCGCGGGAAGAGGCGGGCCAGAGCGGTGACGAGGTCGTCACCGCCGGATCCTTCGCGGTCCCTCTTGGCGAAGTCCGGACCGCGCCGCGCGTCCGCCTCAGTTACCGTCGGAAGGTGTCGCGACGCAGAACCAGCGGTCGCGATGGTGCGGAGCCCCGATGTCGGAAGCTCTGATAGATGTCCACGCCGCGTCATACCCGATCTCGTGAAGCGATGTGAGAACCGCGTCGAGCCCCCGATTTCGGAGTGCTCCCACGTTCTCCAGGTAGACGTGTCGCGGTCGAAGAACCCGTATGCCTTCGGCGATGTTGAACCAGATGCCGGAGCGCTCACCCTTGATTCCCTCCCGTCGACCGGCGTTGGAAATGTCCTGGCAGGGGAAGCCCGCCGTGATGGTGTCGATGTCCTCATCGAGCAGCGCGCCCCAGTTCTGGTAGCGCACGTCGCCGATGTTCGGGGCGTCGGGGAATCGGTGCGCCATGACCTTGCAGGCGGCGCCGTGGACTTCCGCAACGACTGTGACCTTGTCGCCCGTCAGGGCTTCAACCGCGATTCCGAGTCCGCCGTAACCGGCGCAGAGTTCCAGAATCGGCATGGGGCATCTCTCTCCTCAGTGTGCGTAGAATCGTGAGAGACGCCCGCTCCCAGTGCCGGAATCATTGGGAGCGGGCGTCTTACTGAGCGCTGAACGCGCGTGCCTTACGCAGCCTTGGCCACGTCGACGTCCTCCGCGGCCTCGTAGGCACCGAAGACCTTGATGACCGGCTTGTTGTAGCTGACCGTCTGACCGGCGCGCGGCCCCTTCTTCGGGACGTAGCTCACGTTCTCGATCGTCAGCGACGCCCGGACCGGAGCGCCCTCGACGCCGTTCTCCTCGTCGCCCGCGTTGCCGTAGCGGTCGAGGTCGGCGAACAGCGGGCCGAGTGCTTCGACCAGCTTCCAACTACCGCTGTTGAACCTGAACTTCCCGAGATCCGGCGCGTCCGCCATGCGGAACGTCACGTCGACGGACGGCTTCGGGCCGCGCATCTGCGTCGCCTGGAGCTTGCGCTCCGCGATCAGCGAAGGGCAAGGGCACTTCTTACCCTTGTCCTCGTCCGGCGACAGGTAGTGGAAACCGTCGCAGTGGTGGATCAGACCGGCGCCCGGCATGAACTGCTTGAACGAGGCGTCGACGCCGTCCGGCTCGATGATGATCTGAACCGTCCGGGAGGACGTCAGGATCTCGATGTTGTCCTCGCGGTCCGTCTCCCAGCTCTCCGGCTCTCCGCCCAGAAGCTCCGCAACCTTCTTCGCGACGGTCGGGTCACCCGTGGTGACGCGCCACTCGTTCAGCGACTCCGGCGTCTCCGTCCGGCCCGACTTGACGAGGCGGCCGGAGCGGAAGCGACCGACGATGTCGTCAGCGTAGGACGGGGCTTCCTTCGGAGCGGCGTCGGGGTCGGCGTCCCAGATGTTCTTGAGGTTGTTGGCCATGTGTGAGTGCCTTTCGTCAGGGTGTGTGCGTGTCGGTGTGCGGCCGGTGCGTCCGGCCTTACACATTGGTTATGGGGGAACGGCGGCGGGATGTGACGCTGAAGCGTGAAACGTTTAGCGCTACTTGGCCGCAAGCCGGTACAGCGCATCCCCCTCGTCCGCCGTGCCGACGAACTCCAGGCGCGGAGCGGTCGCGCCACGAGCGGCGTCGAGCGTGGCACGGAGGCGTCGGATCTCCGCGTCCCTCAGCTCCAGCGCCTCCATGCCGAAGTTGGCCTCGTCCGCGGCACGCCGACGGGCGGAGAGCCAGGCGAGGCGGTAGCGGTCGCGCTGACGTCGGTGTGTGTTCGCGTGCTCAACTGCGCGCACAAGACACGCGGTACGCCGTTCCCGCGACCGCTCCGCCAGTTCAATCCGAAGCCCCGCTAGGAAGGCCCGACGCCGAGCGGACTTCCAGGCGAGGCGGTAGCGACGAGCGGCCTGACGGGCTTCCCACCGGCCCCGGAGTCCGCTTCGGACAAGGGCCCACAGTGCCCGGCGACCGTCACGAAGGCGTTCGATCTCCGCCCACGCCTCTGCCACGTCGGCGTGCATGCCGGTGGAGAGTCCGTCGACGTCCGCGCCGATCTCGTCCTCCAGCTCGACGATGCGCTCCGCCATCTCACGGGCGCCCCACCCCTGGTAGTACGTCTCGATGCGGTCGTCTCGCAGACGTCCCGGGTCGCAGTAGTCGCAGTGACACGGACCCTCGTCGTAGTCGGGTGTCAAGCATTGCTCAGCCATGAGCCAGCCTCCACAGGTCTTGGTCCGTCGATGACACACGCTTCGTGTTCAGCAGCCACCACAGATCCCCAGGTGTCACGTCCCCCGGGATGCGGCCGTCGGGGAACAGGTCGACACCCGACCGCCGGTACACCTCGTCGACGAGCTGAGAGCAGATCATGTGTCCCGTCGACGCCACGTAGTCCCGTACCCAGCGGGGGCGGATCCTGTAGTACGCGAGCGCGATGGAGGCGTAGTCGAGGAAGGAATACGGCGTCCCGACGAGTTCGCGCGCCTCGTAGCAGATCCGCATGCGCTGCTCGTCGGTTACCGGGATCTTCCCCGTCGACCACACAACCGGCTCTGCCGCGTCCTCCAGAGGTATCAGCTCCGCCCCGCCAGGCATGGCCTGAACGACGAAGCCGCCCCCTGCGTACACGTAGGCGTGCTGGACGGGAGCGCCGTCTCCTATGAGGCGTTGGCCGGAGCGGATGAAGGCGCCCGTGAGCCCGTGAACGCGGGCCAGGGCGAAGTCGCCGGGTAGGGGTGTGGTCGTCACAACTCCTCCAGCTCAGCGATCCGGTGGCGGAGGTAGTCGAGCGCTTCGTCTCGCGTCCCTAGGTATCGGGGCACTTCGCCGCCCGCTTCCAGGTCCGCGATGGTGCGACGGTGCCTCTCGACGGCCTCCCGGCGTCGCTCCGCCACCTTCTCCGCGTCGGTCTGGAGGGCGCTCTCAGGCAGCGCGTCCACGATGACGAGACGATCCGGGCCGACATGGACCCGGTCCTTTGAGTTGGTCCAGCCGCCTCCATACGCACGCCGGACAATCCGCACCCACACCCGCCCCGACGGAGTGAAGCCGTCGATGACGCCCTCCACCAGCGCGATGGAGCGACCCACCGGGGCGCCGTAGATGCACGACGCCCCTTCCACGATCTCGACGCCCCGGGCGTCCTTCGCAGTTGTCATCGCCCGCCCTTCGGGTCGTGGTCTCCGATGTACGCCGTGGTGGCCAGGTACGCCGCACGCCGTGCGTTGGCCTCCTGCCACTCCGTGAACGCCCGAGCGCACGCCTTGACGATGGACTCCTCCGCCGACTCCTCCGGCCTTTCGAGCACCCACGTGGGCGCCACGGGCCGCGAGCGGAAGCGCCGCTGTTCGCGGATCTCGACCTTTAGAGCGCGGATGTTCGTCGAGCGCACCCGGTAGAAGTAGCCCGCGGGCAGCTCCGGGGCGCCGGCGGCGACGAGTTGGGCCATGCTCATGAGCGCTCCTCCAGTTGTTCCGCTGCCAACTCCGCGGCAGCCTCGTCCAGGACGTTCGCCAGTGCGCGGAGCTGCGCCACGGTGAGCGGGTGGGCGTCGTAGACGACGTCGTAAGAGCCTTCGTCGGCCGACAGGCACAGCGTGCCGGGGCGGGCGTAATCCTTTGTCAGGCTCCACCCGCCCGTGTCCCGGGTCATTCCGCGTCCTCCAGCCACTTCGCGACGCTCAGGACGTCGTACACGGACGGCTTCTCTTCGCCCCACTCCAGGCCCTTCACGAGGGAGTGAGCAGTCTGGAAGACGGTCGCCCGGTCCATTACGTCAGTGACTCGCGGAAGCTCGTCAGAGACATCTTCCTGTGGCTCTCCGGCGGCAACGGGCCGGAAGGGACCCCACTTCTCTTCTGCCATCTCACGGGGCCAGGGCTCCGCCTGTGTGACAGGGTTCCCGCCCATGACGACGATTCGGACCGTGCCGCTCGTCGAGTCTTCCCAGGTGTCGCCGGATCGATCGATGTACTTCACGGCCTCTCCTCCAGTTCCTTCACGCGGCGCTCCAGGCGCGCGACTTCTTCCGTCAGGGCGACGAGGAGCGTGGTCACTTCGCGGGCGACGAGGATGGTCCCGTCACCCATGCGGGGCGTGAACTTCGGTGTGCCCTCTTCCAGCACGGCCAGGGCGTGGACTGTGCCGATGCTGAGCGGCATTACGGCACCTCCGGGTCGATCAGGTCGGCGATCTTGTAAATGAGGTCGTTCTCCCGCCCGTCCCGCTCGTGCGGCCATGCCTCGTCACGGATCCGCTCCGCCAGGGCGTGGGCGTGGTCGTCGAGCATCCGCCGCAGGTCCCCCAGACGAAGCCCCGTCCAGGGCGCCTCCGGATAGACCCGTGTCGTCGCCGTGAGGACAACCATCTCGTCCGGCTCGTCGGCGAAGATGGCAAGACAGTGCGCCAGGGCGTCAAGGGGAGTGGTCGGCGGAGTCGGATGCTTCGCCAGGGTTTCGCGCTGGAATCGGTTCACCAGGTCACCTCCGGGTCGATGAGATCGGCCGCCGCATTGCAGTCGCCCATGTGGTCGTCGGTGTAGTCCCGCAGCCGCTTCGAGTTGCGGATCCGTTCCGCGGCCTCGTGCTCCACGGCTGCGCGGTAGTCGTCAAGGGCGCCCAGGATCGACGCGTTGACGAACCCCTCCGGCTCCATCGAAGCAGCCTCGATGACGGCCTGACGAGCCGCCTCCGTCTTGCCGATGGCGATGACGACGTCGCGGCCCACGCCGGGGCAGTCCTCCGCGGGGTGGCCCGTGCGCATCGTCTTGCAGCGGGCCGGCGGGTGCTGCCCGCACTCGTCGACCACCTTCTCCGTGTCGATGAGACCGCACGGCTCGAGAGGGCACGGGCAGGTGGCTTCGATGTGGCCTCCGCCGCCGAAGGATCGGCCAATGTGCATCAGACACACCCCCCGAACTCCGCGCCGTAACCGTGCGCCTGGCCGTTGTTCTGCGGGCTGCCGCAGCCGACGCAGCGCGCCTCCACCGGGTCGATGCGGTCCGCGGCCTCCCATGCTCCGTCGACTTCGCTTACACAGAACTTTCCTGCGTCGACGTCACGGCGGATCTCCTCCGCCAACTCGTGCGCATGCTCCTTCAGCGCCTCCTCGACGAGCCGTTCCGCCTCCGCGCGGTGCGCGTCCATGCGGCCGTTGCGGGTGCGGGCGAGGAGGTTCGTCAGGGTGGTGGTGAGGGTTTCGCGGGCGCTGGCCGGCTTCGTCGATCCTCGTGGCTCGTACCGCCAGCACGCGCGGGTGACGGGGGCGAACTTGCTCGCGCAGACCCACCGGCCGTCATCGAGCTTCGTCCCGCGGTCTTCGCTGAAAGCGACGATGCGATACCACCGGCCACCGTCGATGACAGTGTCGTGGAGCTGGGGCTCGTTCACGAAGACGCCTCCGGCTCGATGAGGGACGCCCCGAACCTGAGACCGGCACGCCAGGCCATGACTCGGGACGTGTCGGCTTCCGTGCGGAGCCGGCGCGCATTCCGTCGCGACGTCTCCCGCTGCACTTCCTCCAGCGCGCGGCTGCACAGCTCTAGCCACTCGTCAGAGCCGTTGGCGTTGACGATCTCTGCCCAGGCGCTCATGCCGCCTCCCACTCGACCGTGGTGTGCGCGTCCAGCTCCTCGTACAGCGCGTCGAGGTCGTCCTGGTTCATGACGACCGTGGCGACCGTCTCCCCCTTCGCGTTGCGGACGTGGAGGTCGTACTCCAGGCCCCGCGGGGTGACGTTGACCGACGAGCCGTCGGCCGTGTGGATGGTGGTTCCGCCGTTGATCATGCTGCGTTCTCCTCGTCGGTCAGCTCGATCGGGATCAGGTAGCGGTCCGCGCCCCCGCCGGGGCGGAACATCTCGCCGAGGTTGAAGCGGGAAATCGTGGCGTACACGCGCTTGGCGGTGTCGTCGTCGCGCTGCTTGGCGAAGCTCTGGAGCGTTCGCAGCACGGCGCGGCAGGCGTAGACCTCACCGCGCATCTCGTCGACTAGGCCGGCGTTCGTGGCCTCCGCGCGCTGCTTCAGGTGCTCGACGTCGACGGCCTCCTTGGCAATTGCGGCGTAGAGGCGTTCCGCAGTCACGTCGGCCGTGTCCGGGTCGGCAGTACCGTCCACCCAGTACCTCAGCTCTCGCATGCCGGGCGTTTCCATGCGTCTCTCCCTTCTGTGCTCCTACGCCGAAAGCCCCCGGCGCCGAAGCAACCGGGGGCTAGGCAGTGCGTGTGTGCCTGGCGCTACACGTCAGCGCCGCAGACGTGGCAGGGGTAGTCCTCCGTGTCGGCGTGCGAGCGCGGGCACTCGGTCTCTCCGCGGACGCCGGAGACTTCGGTCGGGCCTTCCTCGATCACGCCTCGTCCTCCTTCAGCCTGTTCAGGAACGCCGCCGCCAGAGCGGCCGTCTCGGGGCTGATGTACCGGGTCACGCCCCACGCCTGTCCGGAGCTATTGCGGCGCATGAGGTGGTGTGCGCCGTGCTCCTCGCGGACGACGTACTCAGCCCGCTCATTCCGCTCACGCCGCTCGCGCTCCAGCTCCGCGGCGTACTCCTCTTTGGTCATCTCTCCTCCTAGTGCGGGCCGGGGCACTGGGACCGGTGGCAGCCGTGGGTCCAGCACCAATCGGGGCTGCGCATGTCGTCCTCGGTGGCCATCAGCGGCGCCTCCCGGTCGTCGACGGAGCCTTATTGGCCGGAGCCTTCGGTGTCTTGATCTTCGGGTTCGAGCCGCGCGGGGCGTCGATGTCGATCTCCACGCCGCAGGACTCCGCCGGCTCTTCGATGTCGCAGGCCGTGAGCAGGAGCGGAGCCGCAATGAGCGGGGCGAGGAACGTCAGTCGTTTCACGCTGCGGCCTCCCACTTGCCAGCGTCGTTGTTGTCGAGCGTGACCTTGTAGACGTTGCGGCTCTGCGAGTGGTACACGCAGACGCCTTCGGGGTTCATGAAGCCGGGGGCCGCGTGCGAACCGTGAAGCTTCAGGCTCATCAGGGCGTGGTGAATCCGCGCCTCGGAGAAGGTGCCCTGATAGATGACGGGAACAGCACCAATCTGCCCCGCGAGCGCGGACAGTTCGGCACGCGTCGACATGGAGTCGTAGCCGTCCTCCCCCGTCTCGAACCACCGAGCCGTGTTGAAGAGGCTGAACACCCTTCCGTCGAGCCCGTACCCGCGCTGAATCCCCCGCCCCCACCACTCGCCGAAGTGCAGACCCTCACCGAGGATCCGGACGAGGTCCGCGGCGTTGTCGTAGACCCAGCCGGCGAAGCCGTAGTTGTCGGTCGTCTTGCCGGGGGTGATGATGCGACGCCGGGACTGTGCGGTGACGGCCCACTTCACGCCGTCGACTTCCACCACGTGGAGACTGCTGTCACCGGGAACCGATGTGATCAGGTCCGCTTCCCAGTCGGCGACTGGCGTCAGGTGGATCGCACTGTTCGTCCCGTCCAGCTTCTCCGTCACGACGATGTCCCGGAAGAGCCGCTTCGTCTTGGGCCACTCAGTGAACTCGTGCACGTTCTCTCCTCCATGCATACGAAGCGGGGCGCCCGGAGTGGACGCCCCGCGTGTGTGGCTTGCGTTACTTGCGGAACTTCTTCGTCACCGTCGACAGGGCATCCGCGCCCAGGACGAGGAGGATCGTCGTCCCGTAGCCGATCGCGGGCACTGCCGGCGCGAAGCCGTGAACGGCGCCGACGGCGAGCATGAGGACGAAGGCCAGGAGCGGAACGAGGACCAGCGCCGCGAGGAGGTGGGTCGCCTTCTGCTCGAAGGCCTCCCGCCGCTTCCGCTCCAGTTCCTGCTTGCGGTACTCCGCGGCCGTGCGCGGGTGGTCGGTACTCACTCGCTCTCCTTCCGTGTGCGCCTCCACTGGCGCACATACGCGTTCCTGGCCGCACGCTGTTCGGGCGACAGATTTCGCTCTTGCGCTCGTCGGCAAGTACGGCAAACACGCCGTCCGTCAGGCTTCGTATAGAGGTTCGCGCCCGCCAAGGCGTGCCCACGTGGGCACTGAGTCTTCCGGGCGTTCCGGGCTGCGGGACTGTCCCCTCGCATCACGTTCTGCACGAGGGTTACAGGCTCCAGGTGGTCCGGCCGGACACACCGACGCTCCTTACATAGGTGGTCTAGCTGCATCCCGTCAGGTATCGGGCCGACGAGCATCGTGTAGGCGTACCGATGTGCCGAAACGTTGCGCCGACCCGGGCCGGTGAACTCCCCGTATCCGCTCGTCTTCAAGTGCGCAGTCCACACCATGCATCCGTCCGCGCTCGTCGGAAGGGCCACCTTCGCCCAGAACCGCGCGTCACGCGTCAACCGCTCACGCGGCACGGCGCTGCGTCCCGGTGACCAACTCCCCGCCCGACGCAATCGGCCGGCCGACGACCTTCTTCTTCACCGCCGACTCCCACTCAAAGGTGTGCCGGAGGCTCAGGAAGTGCGCGAAGATCTCCTCGTCGCACTTCACCGGGACGAGCTGCCAGCCCTCCGGGCGGACATGGAGGACTGCGCCTCCCTGCATCTCCGGAACGTCGACCGACTCTCCGGTGTCCGCGAGGATGATGCGGTCCGCGTAGCGGTAGGCGGAGAGCTGGAGCGCCACGGAGTCGTAGACCCTCGCGCTCGTCTTCCAGTCGAGGAGGACGATCTCCCCGTCCACCTCCGCGATGGCGTCGAAGGAGCCGGCGTAGCGGTGTGTGTCGCTCCAGACCGTCTCCTCCAGGTAGAGGAAGCGCGGCTTGATCTCGGCAAGGAACTCCCGGAACCAGCGGACATGCGGCTTCACGTCCATGTGGACGTGCCGGTCGTGTACGACCTCCCCGCGCGCCAGGCGCTCGAAGTAGTCGTGAGCGGCGCTGCCCAGGTCCGTCGCGGCCTTGCTCTTCCTCCGGTGCGCGTTCTTCAGGTAGTCGACGGCGCCGGCGGGGTCGCGCTTGACGAGTTCGCTGACGATGTCCCAGTTGTTGACGGCCGCCTCCGCGGACTCCTTCGCCGCCCAGAAGGTCAAAAAATCCTTGGGCAGCATGTTGCCCACGGACGTCACGCCCGGGACCTTGATGTCTCCGTCGTCCGGGTCGATGTAGAAGCGGGATTGCCCGCGCTTGATCGTACTCACTCCGGCCATTCGGCCTCCAACCGTGTGTCACTCGCTCTGACACATTGGTTATGGGGGAACGGCGGCCGGATGTGACGCGAGCCGTCGAAGATCTTCCGCGTCCTCCCCGTCGGCCAGACCGCATGCAAAACGCCAAACTAACCCCCTATTTCACTTCCCTCTAACACGCGTTAAGAAGGTTTAGAAATAGGGGGTTAGTTTGACACTTTGGCCAGGAAGGAAGAGGCGGAGGCCGGTCGACGTCGGCGACGATCAGCCGCCTGACCTGGGCTTTTTCATGTGGCGTCGCAGGCGTCGGGCTTGCTTCTCGATCTGTGCAAGCAGCTCGTCCAGTTTGGCACGCTGCCCGTCGGTCATGTGCTCGTCGATGACGTCAGTGTCTAGCTCCCCCACGAGGCCGGCGGCGACCTCAGCCAGGCGGAGGTGGTCGGCCGTGGCGCGAACGGTCAGTCCAGCGCTCGACACCTGCGCGGCAGGAGCGGCCGTCTTCGCTGCCGCCTTGCTCGACGGCTTTGCGGGCGTGGATTCGTGTGCAGCGCGTGACGTGCTCACGGCAGAGAGGAGGGCACGGTCTGTCGCCCTGCGGTCCCTTTGACGCTCGACTGGGGCGTCCTCGATGTACCCCAGCGCCTTCAACTCCCGTGGCGTGAGGACACGGCGCAGAGCGTTTCCCATGTGGTAGCGAACGTTGGTCTTCAGCCGGCTCAGCTGGTCACCCGTGACGCCTGCCTGGCTGTAGACCTCAGTGGCCGCCTTGCGGTACTCGTAGGAACGGCCGGCCATGTCGCCGTAGCGCCGACGCAACGCGAGCATCACAACGGCGATGTTCATCGCCAGGATGGCTGGCTTGTCCTCGATCCTGGCGTACTCGCGGGCGTAGGCAGCTCCGCGGGCGATGAGTGCCGGCTCTGCCTCGTTCTCGATGGTTTCAAGGTCAAGTGTCTGGACCGTGGCGACGTCGACTGACGTCACGGTGTCGCCTCGTAGGGCGACGTCCTTCGGACTCATTCCGACCTCTCCACGACGCGCGGCTGACCCGGAGAGGCTACCGCGAATGACTCTCTTAAGGTAGACCTTACCGCACGCCAGCCGCGTCATTGATCGCTGTCAGGCAAAGGGCGAGTTGCAGATGCCGCACACGATGGGCCCCTGAGCTGCGATGGTCCGGGAAATACGGAAGGTCCGCGGCGGATCGCAGTTGCAGCGCAGTGTGAGGCGATTGGTGCGGCTAGTGGTCGTCGGCACCTCAAGATGCGGCAAGGTGACGTCAATCGCGGCGCTCAGCGCGGCTACGTCCTCCCTATGTCGCTCCAGCGCAGCGGCGCTGATCGTCGGATTGGCGTAGCCCTTGCCCGGTACACGGTCGCTGCTGTCCGTCCATTCGAGCCCCACCTCCTCCGCAGCGACGAGGAAGGCGCCGTTGTGGTACACGCCTCGGGTGGCCGTGTCCGGGACATTGCGTACCCAGTTCAGGATGTGCGCGGCGTCGTGCAACACCATCTCGAGGACGGCCTCCGGCCCCTCCTGGAGGACGTCGGCCGTGACGACGAGGCCGGTGACGGCCCCCTCTTCGTCTCTGGACCACCGGCTAGCGCTGTGGTCGGTGCGCCTTCGGTTCGAGGACACGGCTGGGATGACTGGTGGAAGGTCCGGTACGTCTCGGCGCAATCGCTCCCAGAGGCGTTGCAGCGCGAGCAGTAGCGGGCCGGGTGAGGTCGGCATGCGCCGGAGTATAGGGCGCATCTACCCGCGTCCACTTGAGAGCGCTAGTCGTTTGACGCACCACGAAAACGCAAAAAGCCCCGCCATCCCTTTGGATGACGGGGCTCATGGTGTAGACCTTTGCCGTTACTTGACCGGCGTGACCTTCTTACGGGCCGACTCGCCGACGACGATCGGCAGCACGACGGCGCCGACTACGCCGATCTCGTCCGCCAGGTCGGCAGACACCACGCCGGGAACGTACAGGGCAGCAATCAGTGCGATTGACGTCAGCGCCGCTCGCAGCCGCACGGGCTCCTGTGCGGAGAACGCCTGGAGCCGGAGGAGGGCGCGGAGGTAGGCGCCGTTCAGGTAGTGCCACAGCTTGGTCACGTGAGTGCCTTTCGATCAGAGGCGAGCTGCGTGCTTGATGGACTCGATGGCGTGAACCTCGTCCCAGACCCTTTCGAGCTGCGAGTAGAGGTTGTCGATCGCACCCCAGTTGTTCACGAGGTAGCGCGCATCCTCCGGCCCGAGATCCCGCTCCGACTCGTGGTCGAGCTGGGGGACCCCGGGCCGGTTGATGTGGACGAGGTAGAAGCCGGCGCGGACGAGGGCCGCAGCCTCGTTGCGGTAACGGACGTCAGTGACGACGACCGGTACGCCGGCGTCGTTGGCCTTGATCGCCTGCGCCAGGACAGGGCGAATCCAGATGTCCGGGTCGACGGCGCGCATGGCGGCGCCGAGTTCCTGGAGGATGCGGCGGACCTCGGGGAACTGGTCTTTTGCGGCCTCCCACCCGAAGAGTCGGACGGCTTCCGAGACGCGAAGGTCACCGTCCCCCCAGTCCCCGCGGGATTCCTCCGCCTGGAGGATCGGGTCCAGGCGGAGAGCCGCTTCCTTCAGCGCGTCCGCGAAGGCCAGGCGCCGGTAGCCCCGCCCGTCGACGAACCACTTGCCGGCGGTGTCCTTGCCGACCCGCGCGCGGCCGATGATGCCGATGTTCATCCGTCCCTCTCCCCTCCGTGTGCTGACACATAGGTAGTGGGGGAATCAAGGGACGGTGTGACGCGGCGTGGCTACGCAGTTGTTCCGTCGGTGATCAAGCCCAGCGTTGCCAGCTTGGTCAGGAGATCGGCCAACGCCGCTCCACTGGCACGGGAACCCGTCACGGTCTGCTTCGCTACCGGCGTTGCTCCATGGAAGCCCAACTGGTTCGCAGCACCGTCAAGGACGTGCACCGCTGCGGAGTCGGCCGTTGCGGAGAACTGCCACTTCCCGATGGCGTGGGCTAGCTGGACACCAGCCTCCAAGCGCAGGTACGAGCGCTGAGTGCCGTCAAACGCGGGGCCTGAGAAAACGTTCACCATGAGGTCCGACCCTGTGGCCTCCAAGTCCAGCCGGGACCCCAGGGGACGGAAACGGTAACCCTTGTTGGTACCCATGACAGCGAAGTTGGCGCCGCTCACCGTGACCACTCCGGTGAACGTGGCGCCGGTCAGCGACGCGAGCCCCGCCACGGCGTTTGCGAGTTCCGCCTCCGTGACCTCTCCCGGCGGTCCCTGTGGTCCTTCCGGTCCCGGTGGACCTGCGGGTCCTGGAGGCCCCTGCACAACGACGTAGTCTCCAAGCGCTGGGTTCGTGGGAGCGATGTCCGCCAGGTCTACGACTGGGGAGGCCGACGGAAGGTTCAGATGAAACGTCCGGCCGCTCGTATTCCGCAGCCTCTCGACGACGGTGTAAGTCCAGGACGACGGATCCCCGCCGGCTGCATCCGTCGCGATCAGGTTGACGGTAAATGCTCCGGTGGCGTCCAGCTCCACCGTTGCGGCGCCGGCGCTGATGATGTCGGCGTCAGGGAACGTCAGGTGTGCTGGGGGCTCGAAGGTCAGGCTTCCCGATAGCGGGCTGCCGTCAGGCCGGATGTATCGCCCTGAGAGCGTCACGGACGCAACGTTGATCGGTAGCTCTGGCATCTACGCGTCTCCTCGGGGAGTCTGTCGGCCGATGAGCAGGTGCTCCGCGTCGTGGCCGGCCTGCCACTCACGGATGCGCGTGACGTCCTCCCGGACGTCGTCGATGTCGTCTCGCACGTCGTTGATGCGGGCGTCGAGCCGGGACCCGAGAGCCGTGACGGCGTCCGCCACGGCCTCCCGGGTGACGGCCCCGTCCGCCTCCACTGCGCCGCGAGTGCGACGCAGGAGGGCGGGGACGATGGCCGTCACAGTCGCCGCACTGACGACGCCGAGGGCGCCGATAAGCGCGATCAGGAGTTCCACGGGCTCACGCCTTGACCTTGAAGCCGCGCTTGGCGCCCAGCTTCTCCAGCGACGCCTTGCCGGGGATGCCGTCGGCCGCGGATCCGGTGTAGCCGCAGCGCTGTTGCCACTTGCGGTAGGCGGCGACCGTCGACGAGCCGAAGGACCCGTCTCCGGCATACGTCGCGGAGAGCAGTCCCTCCGCCTTCAGTGCCGCTTCCACGATCCGCACGTCCGCGGGGTGAGTGGTTCCGCCCTGCTTCAGGCCCGGGTCACGTCGGGCAGCGGCGATCAGGTTGGAGAGATCGACGGTGGGCACCGCAGGCTTCGCCGGCGTCGTCGGCGTCGTCGGCTTCGGAGCGGAAGGCGCGGGCGCAGGCTCCTTCGGCGCAGCCCTGAAGATGGCGCTCTTGTCGATCGCGCCCGGGTCCCAGTGGTCGTTTCCGGGAACCTGGCTGTGGCCGTAGTGCCCTCCCCGCGTCGCCCACACGGTGCGCGAGCGGCTGACGTCGGGGTCGGCGTAGCGGTCCGCGAGTGCACCCGCGGGCCAGACGTCGGGCACGCCCCAGGAACGAATGGCGCGCATGAGGGCGCGGAAGTTGGGGCCGGGTTTCCAGTACTCCGTGAAGGGGCGGGACGCCTTCGCCAGAACCTCGATCTGTATGCAGACGCGCCCGGTGCGGTTCGTCCTCGTCAGCCCATCGTTCCGCAGGGCGCGAGCGCTCTCGTTCAGCGGGCCGTACTGGCCAAGGCGGTCGGTGCTTGGGTCGTACAGGACGTGTGGCTCCATCCCAATGCGGATCAGGTAATCACCGATGTTCTTAAAGAACGTGTCACCGTGCCCGCTTTCCGTTGTGTGCCAGACGACCCGCGGCGGAGCCCCGGGCGTGTCCATCGCGCCGCCGATCGAGCCGTCGCCCAGCCGTTCCGCTTCCTTGATCCAAATCTCACCCATGCGCGATCCCCTCCAGGGCATCAAAAAGGCCCCGGCGCTGCGGGGCGTGAATGTCGTGCGGTGTGCGTCAGTCGCCGGCGGGGCTGAACATTATGCCGTCGATAGCGATCCATCCGGGGTCCGTCGCTGTGCCGACTCCTCCGCCGTTCTCGACGGTGTATTGAAGCGTTCCATCGGGCGCTACCTCGACGCGCGCCGTATACCGGGTGACGCCGTTCACGGTGATCCTCTTTGCCGGAACCTGGAAATAGCGGAACGATGCAGGAGCCTTGCTGGACGGAATCGACGCGAACGGAACGAGATTTCCGCTGTCCTCGAACGGCCCGCCATTCGTTCTCCGGACGCGCCCTCGAAGCTCTATTCCTCCACCGGCCTTCTCACGCCAACCAGGCGATCCGGAATGCGCGGTGTAGCCCGTTTTGAAGGTCAGTGGCTTCCACGGCCCATCGGACAATAGCAGCCAAGTACCGTCAGCCTGACGGCCTTCCCATCGATCTTCTGCGATCAGGTAAGTAATCATCCCGGGAACGGGCTTCGTGGCGCCGGTCAACGCCGCTGCACGCGCGTTGGCATTCGGGAAACGCATGACAACGCGGGGAACGAGTCCGCCTAGGAGTGTGGAGAGCGCCGTCTCAATGTCGGGTGCGTCGCCGAGGACCGGGTATTGCACTCCCTGGCTGTACTGGTCACTTCTAGGCATGGCTACGCGTCTCCTGCTCGTTTACGAATTCGGTCATGCAAGCGCTCCGTCGACAACCCAATTTCCATTGGGGTTTCTTGATACTTTGACGACGTCGTTAACGGCGGGGGAGGTATACGACTTCAGTCGACGGATCTGCGTCATGGGGCCTCGTGGAGTGGACAAGTTGACCGTTCCGTCGCCGTTCACGGCCGTCACGGTAGCCAGTCCCCAGGAGGCCGACCGCTGGGCTACGGTCTCCACGACAAGGCGCTGAACTGCATCGACGAGCTGCCGGGTCAGTCTCACGCCTCGTCCTCCTTCCCGCCCCGCAGGGTCAGCGAGAAATCTCCGTCTGCCGTCAGCGGGATCGACAGGGATTGCACGATGTGCCGCTCCTTTCGACCCGAGTGAGTCAGACGGATGATGTCGTTTCCTTCCAGCGCGGGGTTTGGAAGCGTGTCGATGGAGACCTGCACGCTGGGGGCCGTGGCGTCGAATAGGGCGTAACTGGCTGCTGATTGGCAGGCACTGACCGACATCCAGAGAGACGACGATATGAATTTCGTGACCTTGCCGAATGGGCCGCCCCATCGTGTGGGACTGGAAGGATTCTCATCGCGGGCAACGGCGCTAACTGGTGCTGCTCCCGATGCTGCGTTCTCTCCTGACGCCACAACGGCGTTGTAAACGCCCGTTCTTGACAGGGAACGCGACGACGAGACGAGCGTTCCGCCTTCACCATCCGACACATCCCACGCAACGGGGCCGTTTATGAGGTCGGGGAGATCGGTGATGACGAAGCGATTCTGAGCGTCGACGTATATCTCCGCGTTCATCGCTCGCGCGATCTGGGTAACGGCGTCCCAACGGTCAGCGCCGGCGTCCCACGTCGCAACGGCGCACGCAGGATTCCGACTGCCAGAGGTAAGGTTGACGATCACCGCATTCGGCAGCGTCTGACGGATCAGCAAACCAATAGCATCGACGCATCCGCCATATCCGCGGGTGCTTGTCGGCACCTGGAATTTGTCATCGATGATCGCCGATTCCATCGTCGTCCCCGTAACGGTTACCGGGCCTAGATGGACGTCGCCGTTTGGCTGGTCAATGCGGAATGTGCCGAGAGGAACCCACTCCTCGACACCGTTTGAGTAGCGAATTCCCCGCTGTGCCACGATCTGTTGCCCGTAGGGGGCGAGGAGCGCCGACTCCGACCAAGGGATGTGTTTCGGGTCAGGGATCGTCAGCGAGATCGATCGCCGCGTCTTGCTCCCACGGTCGACAGTGACGGATCCGTCGGCGAAAGGGACGCCGCTCATCACGAGCTGCCCGCCGTGGTAGGCGTCGACCCGGGCCACCATCGTGTGTGAGGTAGCCAGGGTCTTCAGGAACGTACTGCTGACTGGGTACATCAGTGACTCACGCTCCCGTGTAGACGTCGAGCCACGTAGAGCGGCCAGCCAGGACATCGGCCCACGTCGCACCCTCGCCGGCGACGGTCTCCCAGGTGCGGTCTGCGCTACCGGTGACGCCGCCGATGGGACGGTCGACCTCCGTCAGGGGGAGGACGAACGCACGGTCCTGGAATTCGGCGTAGTCGACAACAGGCGCGGACTGTACGTCCCCGACCTGGACGTACATGTCTTCCTCGCCCCACCCGGGGGGCCACTGAAGGAGGAGTGTGCTTCCGGCGTCGAGCACCCACCACAGCGCCCGCCGGTCCGCCTCGGTTTCCGTGACGATCGTGAGATCGCCCGTTCGCCCACCGCGGACGTCGCTGATGACGACTGGGAGCCGTCGGCCGCGAACGTGGCTGACACTCTGCCGCGATGGGCGTTGCCACGTCGGCATGGGAGTGGACACCGTGACACGGACCGACCGTTGCGGAAGGCCGGGGTCCTTCAGCCACACGTCGGTGGCCGGCGCATCCAGGGTGACCGGGTCCGATGTGTAGCTCAGCCGGAGAACGCCGCTGGTGTCGTAGAGCGCTACGCGCCACTGGACCGGTACACCTAGCGGGGCCTCGTAGTCCGCGGCTACGGCAATGTCCCCGGTGATTGACTGAGAGATCAGGTCGCCAGTCCATCCCCGGACCGGGGCGGCGGATTTGCCGGGGATGAGGCGCAGAAGAGACCACTTGTAGGTGGGTCCGCCCGTCGTCAGCCCACGGACTGTTAGCGCCACCCCTCCGGCTCCAGCCGGTTCCGCCTTGACCGTCAACCCGCCTTGCACGAACTCCGTGCGGTCGACGTACCACACCTCACCGGCAGGGGCATCGGGGACTATGAAACTAATCCGCGCCGAGACGGCCCCGTCGGGCGCCAGGTCGCCCATGCGGCCGACGAGCCATGCGCCGGGGTTCCCGATCCACGATTGCCACCGTGTGCGGATGGCGTCGCCCGCTTCGTTCAGCCACTCGATGCGGGTCTGATAGATGCGGTTGGTGGGCTTGTAGACGCAGGGACCGAATTGGTAGCCCAGCCCGGACGTCACTCGCCCTGCCGGAACCGTCGCCGTGGCTACAAGGTCGCCGCCAGCCGTGACGAGTTTCAGCGCGTATGCTCCTCCGAGCACCTGCTCCGTCGTCTGCGTCCCCGTCCCGCCTGTTACCGTCCAGCCGGACGCATCCTGCTCGATGTCGCTGACGTTGTAGGGCAACAGATTGCCCGCCACCATGAGGGCACTCGTCGGCGCCAGGACCACACGGTCGTAGGCCCATGCCTGGCTGGCAGCCGTGGCCGTCGGAGCAAGAACGATGCGCGCCGTCGCTGCGCCGGGAGGTGCCACTCCCGCGACGACGCATCGTGTCCACTGGCCCGTAGCGAGCGTGCGACTCGCGGTGGCAGTGCTGATCGTCGTTCCGGTCCCGTCGAGCCAGACGAGCCGGATTTCCTGCGCCAGACCAGCCGTTCCCGGGGTGACCTGTGCGTAGGCGGCGTACTCGGTGCCTGGCGTCACGGGCGTTGCCTGAACCGTCTGCACCTGCCCCAGCCCCGCGGAGCTGGAGGTGTAGAGCAGCGACTGATACCACCCGGAGGAGCTAGTTGAGATCCCGAGCGTCCCGCCAGTGGCGGACCACGCGGATGCGTCGATCTCCATCGACTCGGTGTTGAACGGGAGCAAGTTTGCGCTGACACGCGAAGTCGACGTCAGCCCCAGGAAGTGTCGGTCGCTGAACCACGTCTGACCGTTCACAGTCGGAGTCACGCGCATAACGACGTTGGCCGTCGCAGCATTCGCCGGCGCTGTGCCGATCGCTGCTATCTGTCGCCACGTCACGGTCGGAGGCGTGACAACGGGACCTGTCGAGGTGCTGATCAGCGTCCCACCGGAGTTGTACCACCGGATTTCCATCCGGGTCTGCACACCGGTTGTTGGCGGCCACAGACTGGCGCAGGCCCAATACTCCGCGCCGGGAGTCACTGCGACTCGGGTGACAAGCCCGATGTGTGTCTCCAGTCCGGTTGCTGGAGAGGAGAATTGCAGGCAGTTACTCCCCAGCGTCCCCCCTCCCGCGCGCGTCAGGCCGGAGCTGTTCTGGAGGCCCGCCCACGCGGAGGCGTCAGTCTCGACGCTCTCCGCGTTCTCGGACAGCAAGTTCCCTGCGATGGCCACCGTCAGCCTCCGCCCGGAGCCGGGTACGAGGGTCCGTCGATGATCGGGCTACCGTCCTCCGACGGAGGCGTGGTCGGCTCCGGCTCGGGCTCGGGAACGACGATCTCCGGCTCATAGTCGGTGATCGGAGGGACGATCTCCGGCTCTTCGGGCATCTCAGACCCACCTTCCGTTGTTGAGTGCGGTTGCGGCGTCGGAGTCGTATACGTCGATCTCCGTGCGCACGATGTCGGTCAGTTCCCGATCGCCGACGAAGACCCGGACATCCGCCTGAAGCGTCGCCGTCCCGCCGCTCTTCGCGGCCCGGATGTCGGACCACTGGCCGTCGGTGAAGACCGGTTCCGGCTTGCCCGTGCCGTTGGCGACGAGGGAGAGGCCCGGCGGAATGAGTCCGCCGTCGTCGTACCAATGCGGGCTGCGGCTGAGCCACTTCTGATACGCAGCGGCTGGTGATCCGTAGTCCGGCCTGTTCTTGATGTACGACAGGCCCCATCGGATCTGCGTCGCGGGATTCGTCCGCCAGTCGGGGCCCGCGGACGCCATCTTCGACGCCGGGAGTGACTGCGGAATGCCGTAGGCCCCGGAGGACGGGTTCTCCGCGTTCCAGCGCCAGTTGGACTCTCCCTCCCACAGCTTTTCGAGCGGCGGGAACTGCGACGGGCCCCAACCGAACTGCGGGAGAATGCTCTTTGCGTAGGCCTTGGCGCTGGCTGGAGACTTCGAGCCAAGCGGGCCGCCGCCCTGGATGTATGGCATGGGGTCCACGGCACGGCCGTTGACGCGCGCCTCCAGGTGGAGGTGCGGGCCGGAGGAGTTGCCCGTCGAGCCCACGCGGCCGATCGTCTGCCCACGGGCAACGTGCTGACCGGCGTCGACGAGGATCTTCGACAGGTGGGCGTAGAGGGAGGAGAGTCCTCCTCCGTGCCCGATCAGCAAGTGGTTCCCGTAGGGCCCCGACCCGCCGACCTTCGTCACCGAGCCGTCCGCGACCGCCCGGACTGGAGTGCCCGCGGGAGCGGGGAAGTCCAGGCCGGTGTGGTGCCCGGAGGCCCACATCGATCCGGCGACACCGAAGCGCGTGCCGAACGCCGCATCCACGGGCTTCTGCCAGAGACCGAAGTCTCCGCCGGCGAACATGGAGGAGACAGCGTTGATGAGCTTGTCCTTCAGGCCCGTCGCCATCTTCCCGGGGAATCGGCCGATGACCTTGCCCCACTCCGCTGCGCTGCGGACTCCGTCGGAGACCTTACCGAGGATCGGCCGCATAAGGCCGTTCCAGATCTTCGACGGATCCGTCAGAAGATCGGCGCCAGTCTTTGCCCAGTCGATACCCTTGCCGACGACGTCAGAGACCGTGTCCTTCGTCCAGTCCCACGCGTCCGTGATTCCGCCGATGATGCCGCCGGATTCGAGAAGCTGAGTTCCGGCCTGGCGGTGTAGGGAGAGTGCGCGGCTCCTGTACTTGGGGTCCGTCGGAATGACATATTCGGGATAGCGAGGATTTCCCTCACCGACGATGGCCGTCGGTCGATTCGTCTTCATGGGCTTAGCGACAGACCAGCCGTCGCCGACGGTGCCGCCCCGAGCGAGGAGCTTGGGGGCGTCAGGCAGTTCATCCAGTCCGACGAACTTTGCCACCTTGTCCCAGACGGCCTTAATGCCGTTCGTGTAAACCCACTTGATTACGAAGTTAACAGGGCCCTTCGTAATGTTCTTTACCTGGTCCCAGGCTTCACCGATGGCGTCCTTAGCGTCCTCGAAAGCGTCGCCGACGAGGCCCACGGCTTCCTTGATGGTGTCGAACGCAGGCTTCAGCCCCTTGTCGTAGAGCCAATCCGCCTTCTCGGAGATCCAGTCGAACGCCGGCTTGACGCCCTTGTCATAGAGCCAGACGAACTTGTCGCCGACCCACTTCACGCCGTCCCAGATGAAGCCGAACGTCGGTGAAAGAATCGTGTTCCACAGCCAGTCAATCTTGTCTGATATCCAGCCGAAGGCGGGGTCAATGGCGTGGTCATAGAGCCAGACGAACTTGTCGCCGACCCACTTAATCGCATCCCAGACAGCCGTGAAGAACGGGGAGAGCACGTAGTCCCAGACCCACGTGACAAGTCCGACGATGAGGTCCCACGTCGGCTTGAAGCAGTCCTCCCACAGCCACATGACGAGGAGCCCCACGGCCTGAATCGCCAGCCAGAGGGGTGTGAGGATCACCGTCAGGATGATCGCGACGGCCGTCCGGACGATAAGCGAGATAGCGTCCCACGCTGGGCCGAACATCTCCTGCCAGAGCCACACAAGAGCGTCGCCGACCCACTTGATGGCGTCCCAGATCCCAGTGAAAACCGGCTGGATAACCTTCGTCCACGCCCACTCTGCCGCGCCCTGGATTCCCTCCCAGACAGCCGTGACGATGTCGCGGAACCACTCGAAGTGGTCCCACGCGTACTTGACTGCGAGCGCCAGAGCGATAAGCCCCAGGATGATCGCGCCAATGGGGTTCATCGACATCGCGATAGCCCAGAGGCGGGAGACGATGAAGAGCGCGTAGATTGCGTTGATGGCCCACGGAGCGTTTTCCGATATCCAGCTTATGGACTCGGCTATGTAACCGAACACCGTGAGCAGGAATCGCGACGCGGGCTCCAGTGACTTCGCGACGTCGAACACCGCGGAGAAGATGTCGCCGATGGTTTCGGCTACCAGAGGACCGATGTCGCTAGCGTATTGCAGGAAGCTCTCAAACTCGGGCGAGCCCTTAAGTCCCGTGGCCCACTCGGCGAAGCGCCCAGTGATGTCCTCCATGCGCTGCGAGATGGATTCCATGTGCGGAAAGAAAGCCTCAAGAATTCCCGCCATGCCCTTGAAGACGTTGCCGAACGCTACGCCCAGCCCAACGATGGCCGGCTGAGCGCTTTCAGCTACCCCCTTTTTGAAGCGACTCCAGAACGGATCGCCCTTCAGGTCCGCGCTCGCACGGTCCATCAGTTCCTGGATCCCGTCCGCGGAATTCTTGACGAGCGGCGTCAGACCGGGAAGAGCATCCTTCGCACCGTCGACGAGACGTGTGAAGATCGGTAGTACGTCCGGCTGGAGCGACTTCGACCACTCTTTGAACGCCGACGTCAGACCGTTCGGACCGGCGATGGAGTCGTAGAGGTCGCGCTGTTCCGGCGTGAGTTTAGCTAGTGCCTCGCGGTACTCGTCCGCCTTCGTCTTCGCCTTCGCCGTGGTGTCGATCGACGCAAGCCGAGCCGACTCGACGCCCCGCTCTGCCGTGGCGATGGACTCCGCAGCCTGCGTCTGGGTGTTGGCCGCGTTAGCCACGGCGTCGGCAAGGTTGCGCTGAGCGTCGGCGACGGACTGAGCCGCCTCGACCTGCGTGCGCGCTGCCTCCTGCTGTGCGTCGGTCAGCGCCTCGGACTGATCACGCACGTTCCGCTGCGCGTTGGCGACGGCCTCAGTGGCGCGCTTGACGTTCTCGTTGCCGTCGACACCGGCCTTATGCGCCTCCGCGGCCGTCTGCTGGAGACGGCGATACTCCGCCGCCTGATCCTTCTGGTTCTGGACGGCCTGGTCATAGGCAAGCTGTGCTCGCTCGCGCTGGAGGTCCGTAGCCGTCGGATCGGCGAGGGTCTGTTGCAGCTCCTCGTAGGCCTCCTGGACGCGGAGAGCGGCCTCCCGCTCGTCGAGTGCGCCGCCCGCGAGGCGGGCTTCGAGGTCTTCGAGTTGCTGCGCCGCGTCCCGCCGTGCCTGCGTGAGGTCTTCCTCCGCCTGGCGGGACTGGCGCTTGGCGTCAGCGAGGGACTGCTCCGCGTCCTCGACGCGCTCCGCAGCCTGTTCGCGCTGCTCCATGGCACGGGCCGCAGCCTGGCCGAGAGCACGCTCCGCGTCCTCGATCTGGCGGTTGGCCTGAGCGATGGAGCGGGCGGCGTTGCGGTGCGCTGCCTCCAGCGCCTGTTGGGCGCCGGCCATCTGTAGGGCGCTTTGCTGTGCGCGGACGTTGGCGGCAGCGCTGTTGTCCGTCGCCTGCGCCGCCTCCTTCTCCGCAGCGCTCTTGGCCTGGATTACGGAGGTCACGCCCTTGATGGCGGGGACGGCGGCCAGTGCCAACGCACCCACGCCGGCGGCAGCGACGAACGCCGCGGAGGCGATGGCGCCGATGCCTGCGGCAGCGACGGGGATGACTGGCAGTGCCGCAACGGCGCCGAGTGCTACGGAGAGCTGGAGGAGGGCGGCGTGCGCCTGCGTCGTATTCGCGCGGACCCTGATGTGGACGTCGTCGCGATCGAGATCGTCAACCTGCCGCTGCATCGCGGCGAGTTCGGCGCGGGCGGTCGCGATGTCGGCGCGAACCTGAATGTTCGGCGAGCGAGATCCCAGCTCCGCCAACTTGGCGTCAATCGCCTGCATCTCCGCAATGGCCGTCGCTGCGTCGATGTCGACGCCGATCGTCTTCCCGCTCAGCGTCTCCATGCGCGCTCGGAGGCGGGCAAGGTCGGCGTTGAACCCGGTGTCGTTCAGCCGGACGTCGGGCCGCGGAAGCGACTGGAAGGCCGCGCGGAGGCGGTTCTCAAAGGACCGGGCGAAGGCGCCGGCGTTGTTGTCACCCTGACGGGCGGACGCTCGTCGCGCAGCCTGGCCGCCGTTGTTGACCGCGTTCGGGATCGCAGTGACGATGCGGCGGGCCAAGGCATCGCCGATGGCGTCGCCCAGGTCGTTGCCGATGCGCTGGCCTTCGCCCGCCAGTGACGCGCGCATGGTGTCGGACATGCGCTCGCCCATGCGCCGCCCGGCCTCTGCGCCCACCTGGTCAGCAATCGGCAGGACGGCTTGGCTGAGCTTGCGGTGGAAGTTCGGGACGATGGGTACAACGTCAACCGCTGCTCCACCGACAATGTCAAGGTCGCCGGCCATCACGCCTCCTTCGGCTGGTTCCTCAGCCGCGGGTCAAGCGCGCGGCGCTGATCTTGTGAAAGTCGCTTGCGCGACTTCTGCGCGCTCTTCGGCGGGATGCCGGGGCGGGGTGTGGGGGTGAATTCCCCGGGCTTGCCGCCGTTGACTGCGATGAGTGCCATGCGAAGGAGGCGAACCTCGTCCTTGACAGCCGCAAGGAGGGTTTCCGTTCCGCTCCAGGGAGCCTGGTCGGGACGACTCTCGCCCGCCTTCTCCAGCTCCTCCGGCGGGATGCTGTTTCGGATCGCCGTCTTCGTCGCCGACTCCGGCGGCAGATGCTCGATGAGCACTCGCAACCGCCGGATCGACAGGCGCCCCCGGTAGACGTCGAGGAGGTCTACGCCCTGGTAGAACCGGAGGAGGTCCGCCTCTAGCGCTTCCGCGTGCTCCGCGAGGAGCGCGGCTGTGCGGAGCGCTTTCCCACCGGCTCGCCGGCCGACTCCATCGCAGCCGCCGTGAACTCGTTGATCTCACGGAAAGTGGCGTCTGCGTCGATGAAAGCGGCAACGTCCTCCGGGTGGAGGGCGCCCTCCGCCCACGTGTCGTAGTCGCCCAGCCGCAGGGCGCGCAGGTACGACGGCCTCCAGTGCTCAACCGTCTTGACGCGGAGCGACTGCTCGCCCAGCTTCGCCGTGACGTACTCCTCGGTGGCCTCGGTCTCCTGCGCCTCAGCGGGGGTGATGGTCTCAGACATGCGCGGGTCTCCTTAGAAGCGTGAAACGTTTAGCGCGGGTCGTTGTGGAGCTGGAGCGGGGCCCGGACCCGCGCAGATACGGGCCCCGCTGGCATTTACGGTGCGGCAGGGAAGAATCCGCTGACGTCGACGTCGCCGTAGTCGATGCTTCGCGTCACGGCCGCGGACGACGCGCCCTTGTAGAAGCGGAAGGTCATCTGAACCGGCATGACGTCCTCGGTCTGCGGCTGCTCGTCGCCCCGCTCCACGACCTTGCCGTTCGGCATGTAGAGCCGAATGCGCTTGTCACCGTCGATGGTGTCGGCAAGGAACGCGTACCGAAGATCGTTCGGCTTGTCCGGGAACGCATAGCTTGCGATGCCGTCGGTCGGCTGGAGCGACGTCACGGGGACGTTGTCGTACAGCGCGCGGACGAGCGGGTTAAGGCCTTCCAGGAAGGTGACCTGAAGGCTCTTCGTCGAGCGAGTCATCAGGGTTCGGATCGGCTCCAGAGAGCCGGCTGCGTTGACGTCCTGCGACTCTTCCTCGACCTTGAAAAGACCGCCCTCGGTCGTCACCCACCCGAGGCACTGCCATGCGGCAGCGGGGTCAGCGAAGCCGGTCGGGCTGGCCGTGTTCACGGCCGCCATGTGAATCAGCCAGTCAGTTGCGCCAAAAGTCAGGTCGGCATTGCGGGTATCCGCCATGAGCCCTCCAGGGCATGCGAATGACCCGCGCGCCTCGTTGACGGCGGGTCAGATGGTCAGGGGGTTACGCGGCCCGGAAGCTCACGGTGTAGGTGGCGCCACGTCGGTGGATCGTCTCGTTGGCCCACGGCTGCCGGGACGGGCCGGAGTCACAGCGGACGTCGCGGACGACGGCGCCGTTCACGGGGCCGCGGAGGGCAATCAGGGCGGCACTCAGGCTGTTCGCCAGGGTCCGAGCCTCGTCGGCAGTACGCGCGAAGACATCCACGAAGACCCGGGGGTGTCCGCTAAACATCCGGTCACCTCCCCCGCCCCGCTCAATGCGGATGAAGGGGAGCCGCGTCTCCAGATCGGGTGGCGTCTCGGCGCCTGCCTGCGCGCCAGTCGTCGCTTCCGCCCACGGGTTGAGGACGGCCTCGATGTCAACGGACACGGTTGACCGCCTTCAGGTCGTCGACACTTTTGCTCAGCACCGCGTACCGGGGCGTGCGACCGTTGCCGCGCTCAACGATGGAGGCGTGGTCAGAGTCGTTGATCAGGCGTGCGCTCGCACGCATGCGCGGCTGTCCCCGGAAGGGAACGTTGCGCATGATCGGCACAACGTGGAACGACCGCGCGTACTCGCCTGTTTCGCGGGGCGATCGGCCTTCGGCGACGGTCTTCAGTTCCTCCGCCGTGGCCACGCACTTGGCCTGTAGCCACGGTCGCGAGAGCATCGCGCCAATGCCGGAGTAGCGACCGTGATACTTCGATCGATACGCCATCAGCCAGTCACCCGCCTTACGACCGCCTCCACGCGGGCGAGTGAGGTCAGCGGGAAGATCATCGGCTCACCGACGACTTCCCACTTCTCTGCGCCGCGGAGGATGCGGTCCGCCGGCCGTACATCGGTGCCCAGGGGGGCAGCAAAGACGCGTCGCGTCTCGACGGTCATGGACGCGTCCTGCGTCTCCGTCGAGCTGCCGACCGTGACGCCGTAGGGGCTCATGATCGCGCAGCTCTCGACGGGGATCTGAACGGGCGGGCCGTCGACATAGGAGCCGGTCGAGTCGCGGACTCGCGGCCCGGGACGCTCGATGGTCAGCGTCTCAGACATCAGCTGAGTTATCAGGCTCACAGCGCCCTCCACACTCGCAGGGGAGGACAGGCGTCATCCGGTGCGATGTTCAGCGACGAGGCTCCGGACGCGAGGCCGACGGCCCGACGGAGCCGGCGTCGCTCGTCGTCCGACAGCATCACGCCCGTCTCCGAGTCGGCGTAGCTCACGAGCATGCCGCCCGCTTGCTCGCTCCGAATGCCCGAGGGGTTGGTCAGGACACGAGAGGCGACGGCCAGGGCGACGGCTCTGACTCCGCGCTGGGGCGGGTCAGTCAGCCGGTCCCCGACCTCACCGAGGAAGGCGTCCTCCGTGAGGTCGTGGGCAAGCGCGCACTCCGCGTCGGACAGCGGGCGTTTGAGGAGCGTCCGTAGCTCAGTCGGGCTGAACAGTGCCACTACCGCCCGCCTTTCGCCGTGGCGCCGCCCGCTTCGCGGCAGGCTTGGCCGGAGCGGGGGCGGGTTCCGCCAAACGACTAGCGCTTGTCGGCGGCACCGCCCACGCCTTTGGGTTTGTGATCAGTTCCGCGGCCCACGCCGGGACGTCATCCGCGGGGCCGAACACGTGGGCCGTGCCCTTGTCGTCCGTCACGTGGACGTAGCCGTTAAGGGTTGCCATGCGTAAGTGCCTCGCGTTTCTGATCAGAGGACGTCGGCGATGAACGTCAGGTCAGGGGCGCCCAGGACTGGGAGGGCAATCGCCGTCGCACGGGTCCAGACGGTCTGCGGGTCCTCCGACTTGTACGCGCCCACGGCCACGCCGGCAGCGTCGCCCTGGAGGCCGTAGCGGGGGTCGTTGGCCTCGACCGGGACGCCCCAGAGGGTCTTGCCGAGCGCGTCACCCTGCGCGGGCAGGAACGCCAGCTTGTCCTCCGGCGTCACACGAGTGGCCACGCCGTCGACGGAAACCTTCGCGTCGTAGATCGTGATCGGCGGGATGTCGAAGTCGCCGAGGATGTTCGACAGGTCGTCCTTCGTCAGGACGGTCGGAGCCGACGACGCGCCACGGTAGGCAAGCTCCCGAAGCTGCTTGTTCCGGCGCAGGAAGTTGTATGCCTTGCGAGACATCAGGGTTGCGGCAGGGAGGCCGCCGTTGGTGTCGTTGTAGACGTCCAGCCACGCCATGAAGTAGTCGTAGGCGAGGGACGTCTCCGTCGAGCTGAACGGGATCGCGGCCGTGACGGAGTGCTCCGCCTTGCGGCCGTAGTCGACGCCAGCGCTCACGCGGTTCTCGTTGATCGTGACGCCGCCGTTGAAGATGGCGTCGGCGCGAGCGAGCTCGATACGCGCGGCGATGGCGCTCACGCCCTTGATGGCGTCGGCCTCCATCGCGTCGCGGATCTCCGCCTTCTGCGTGTCGACGTTCCGCATCTTGATCTGGTCGTACTCGCCCAGCGGGTACTTCCGGGAGATCGGAGGCAGTTCGCCGGTCACGCGAGCGGCGCCGGACCGCGACCCGATGTCCGACTCAGCGTCGAACGCCCGGAACACAGCCGCCTCGACGAGGCCACCGCCTCCACGGTTGAAGCGGTAGACGAGATCATTGATCGTGTCGTTGGGAAGCCAACGGTTCAGGGAGAAGGTGTTCTCTTCCCGGTCCCGCAGCGCCTCCCGGGCGTAGCCGGTCAGTTCCGCCGGCGTCGCGTACTCAGTGATGAGCTGCATGTATCAGGGCCTCTCAGACAAAGACGACGCGGGCACCAAGATCGGTCTTGCCGGCGGCGTCGAGGGGGACGGGAAGCTTCGCCTCACGGATGAAGCAGTGCAGGAGCATCGAGCCGACGACCTTCGTCGAGGTGACGGCGCGGGCATTCACGTCCTGCGCGGTGAAGAGAAAGCCCACGCAGGTCTCACGGCCGTCCGTCGCAGCGTTGTCGTAGGGGCCGTAAAGCCCGGTCGCGGTGACCTTGCCGAGCGGAATGCCGCTCTTGATGAAGCCGTTCGGGTAGTGGGTGCCAGCGGTGAACTTCGAGACGTCGAGCGTCACGCTGACAGGCGCGTCGGTGCCGTGGGCGGACCCCAGCCAATCCCGACGGTCCTGGACGAAGCTCTCAGTCTTAAGGCTGAGGTCCATACGGATTCCCTCCGTTGAAGGTGGTGGTTACTTGCCGTGTTTGGCGCGGTAGCGTTCGGCACCCGCGCTCACGGACTTCGTGGCTCCGACCTCAGACCCGCGGGGGCCGCCGGAGCGCGGAGGCGGGGTGCCAGTACCGCCGGAGCCGGCGGCCTGGCCGAAGAGCGCCTTCAGCGCGTCGGCGTCGGCCTCCAACTCCTCCTTCGTGGAGCCCTGGAGACGAGCCGCCTGCGCAGGCGTCAGGCCCTTGTCGAAGGCGATTTCCAGCAGGAGTGCTCTACGCGTCGCGGCCTCCGCTTCGGCCTTCGCTGTCGCAGCCGCAGCTTCCGCAGCAGCCTTCTCCGCCTGAACGCGCTCCGCCTCGGACATCTCCGCAGCCTTGCGGGTGTTCAGCTCCGCTTCCGCAGCGCGCAGGCGCTCCAGCTCCGCAGCGTCGGGGGCCGACTTCGCAGCCGCCTCATGCTTGCGAGCGTGGTGCTTCCAGTAGGCGACCTGATGTTCCGGCGTCATGTCGGCGACGGGAGTCGCGTCGGGGTAGCCGTGTTCGTTGACAGCGGGCGGGGCCGGAGGTGTGGTCGGCTCAGGAGGCGTGCTCATGGTGAACCCCTGTCGGGTGTCGTCGGCCCATGGCGGGCGTCAGGTCGGAAGGTTGATGTCGTCGGGGCCCGTGAACCGCTGGCCCCGGTAACCGAGCACGGGACCAATCTCTCCGTGCTCGCGAGCGATGATGAGCTTGCGGTAGTCGACCGCACGGCCTCCGCGGTCGAACTTCCCGAGCGCGTTCTCCACAGCGTCATGGACGGCTTCGAGGAACTGCTCGTCGATGATCTGACCAGGGTCGTAGTCGGCCTTAACCGTCTTGACGATGCAGTCGCACCCGGGATGGATCGGTGCGAGATCCTTTTTGTGGTAGCGCTGCGTGGAGGCGATCATGCAAAGTGCGCAGTCGTACTCGCCGTACAACTCGCGGATGGTGTACTCCACGCCCGGCTGTTCGTCGGCCACTTCCCGCACGGTGTGGGTGCGGGCTAGCTGAAGGTCCGTCTTTGCAATCGTCTCCAGGCGGTGAGCCCCGCGAGCGACGGCAGCGCCCAGAGACTCACCGTTGGAGAGTGCCGTCCATACCTCGACGAAAGGCCGCTCGTAGACGTCGGCAGGCTCCACACCCCGAAGGGCTGCACCCGTCACTGCGTCGAGGTCGAGCGACACCCGCCGGGCCCGTCGGTCGACGTCTCGGTAGGTCTGTTCGAGGTAGGACGCTGTGAGCGTCGCTACCTGCCGCTCGCCAGCGAGGATGATGGGGAGCGCCTGGCGCTGGAATGTGCGGACGTCGGCGTCACGCCAGGACCGCAGGTCAGTCCAGGACCGACCCACGCGCCCCAGCACGCTCGCCCAGATGCCGCGGACCGCGGATCCATACTGCCGGTCAAGCCGCGTCAGCGTCATCCGCGCTCCGTCCGATCACGGTCCGCTGGTCACGGGCCGCGCGAGCGTCGTCAAGCGACGTCGGCTGAGGGGGAGCCGCAGCGTCCGCGGCAGTCTGCGCGTTCAGGGCGTCTGCCGCGCGGTCGATTTCCATGCGGGAGATCTGCGCCGGGGTGTAGCCCATGTCCTCCATGCGCTGACGCCACGGGACGCCAGCGGTCGACTTCTTTACGGCAGCGTCGGCAAGTTCGGCGACGGTCCGGGACTCCGGGTCGCGCCAGATGGTCTCCGCGGCGTAGGACGTCGCCTTTGTCTCATCGCCGAGAACGCGGAATGCCAACCGCATGACGGCTTCCCAGCTCTCGCCGAAGTTCCGCTGACGGTCGCCGACTTTGCTGATCAGACCGGTTTCCGCGGCCTTCAGGGCATCACCGGAGACGTTGACGATGGCCCCGATCAGGTAGTGCGGCGGTGTGCGGGAGATGGCTGCGAGATCCTGCACAGCTGCCTGGACGGCAGCCACATACGGCTTCAGGTCCGTCGCGGCGAACTCGCCGAACTTCGTCTCCGGGTCGCCCGACGTCCAAAGGGACTTGATGTCCAGCTTGTAGGGCTGGATCTTCTCGCCCGTCATCGGATCTTCGTCGACTTCCAGCCCGGAGGCCCAACGCTGCCTGAAGGCGCCGTACTTCATCGCGGCAACGAGCATGATCAACGACAGGTTGATCCTGTTCTGCACCGTGAGAACGTCTTCATGCTCCGCGAAGCCGCTCAGTCGGCGGTTCCTGCGGTTGGTGAAGACGCCGAAGGGCACGGCTCCCAAGTCGTTCGCCCGACTTCCATCGCCCTGATTCGGCAGCGCAAAAGCGTCCCAGCCGCGGAGAGCGGCAGCGTGGCCGGAGAACGTCGGTGCGTCTGACTTGGTGACGAACTCATAGATCGTCTGCGGCGTCCACAGCGTCGCCCGGGTGTTACCGGTCCAGTCGTCGCGCCACATCTTCAGGCCTGCGGCGAGCTTGCGACGGCTTCCCTGTTCGTGCTCCACGGCGACCTGGCGGGGAGTTTCGTGCGTCAGGACCGGACGACCATCGTCGCCACGTTCGACAAGGACGAACGCACGTCGTTGCGAGAGGGCGCCATAGTGGACGAGGTCCGCGTCAGCGTCGAGGCTGTTCTCCTGCCAGATGCGGTTAGCCTCTGCGTCGGCCTTGCGGGCGTCGTCGCTGTCGTCGTCAGGCTCACCGAAGCGGAAGCCGTCGACGCGCAGTCGCTCTGCCGGCGAGTCGATGACGAGGGACGCCCAGTTCGTTCGAGCGTCCTTCATCCACTCGTGAGCCTCGCGCGGGTCGACGCCGGGAACACGAGGAAGCGGCGCCCTGTTCTCCGCGTACTTCCTCAGGGTGTCGAGCCCCGGCTCAACCTCGCCGTCTTCGTCGATGCGGTCGTCCCGCTCGTCGAGGATCTTCTTCCCCAGACGCTGGAGCCACCACCCGGGAGACTCAACCTCCGATGCATCGATAGGCACTCACGAACCTCCCTAGAAAGCGACGAGGCGGTTGGACCGCTTCTTACGTTTGGTAATGCCTGCGGCCACCGCATCAGCGCGGCATTCGTAGGCGAGGACAGCCGCCATGACGGCGTCGATTTTCTTTGGGCTCTTGGCGTGTTCCTTGCCAATGCCCATGTGGTTGCGGCCCATCGGCCGGCGCTTCGCGTTCAGAACGTGGCGTGTCAGCGTGGCGCCGAGTTTCGACCACTCCGACTCGTCGTCGTCCGCCTTGTCGGTTCCGGCGAAGCTGAGTGCCTTGTCGTCGACGGCCTCTACGAATCGGTCGAGGGCGTGTTCCATAGCTGTCGGCCGGTTAGTCCACCACTCCAGCGGTCGCGCCTGCGTGGCGCTGATCTGGAGTTGATCGACGTATTCCGACGTCCACTTGTCTACGTAGTCCTGCCAGTGCGGCGGGTCGCAGTAGAAGCCACAAACCTCGTATCGGTCGAAGGCGCGAGCAACAGCGTTGTCGACCGCTTCACGGTCGACTTGCCAACCCTCACCTTCGGTGCCCTCCGGCTTTTCCCAGACTCCGAGGAGCTGGAGATGGCCGTCTGACACCCGGCAGGCTGTGAGCGCCGTGGCATCGTCGCGGATGGAGCCGTCGAAGCCGAGAGTGACGAGGTCGCCGGGCTGGAGCTGTTCCGGCCGGCGGCAGACCTCCCACGCGTCGGGCTCCATCCACGCATCGGAGGAGGAGGTCCGGGAGTTGAGGAAGTACCGCTTTCCGTCCGCGGAGTCGTTACGCAGGTCGTAGAAGTCGTCGACGAGCGTTTCGAGGTCCATCCACTCCATCGCGTCGCCGTAGGCGTCCACGAGAGCGGCGCGGAGTTCGTCCTCGTTCTTCAGATTCTTGCAGACGCCGTAACGGTGGTCGTAGAGGAGTCGCGCGCGCCCGCGCTTTTTCTTCCCCTCGCGAATCGCTTCGGCTTCCTCGTAGGTGCGCTCAGCGACGGAGTCTTGCCCCGGGGCGAACATGGTCGTCGTTTCGAGGTACCACGTTCCGGCGCCCTTCTTCCTCTTGCGGAGGTTACGGGTCACCGTGGCGTACATGCGGCGAAGTTCAGGCGTGTTGTAGAGGTGGGTTTCGTCGAAACAGACCCACGTCTCCTTACCGCCGTCCTTCGAAGAGGACGAAGCGGTCGACGGCGTTATCTCTCCGCCGTCGGGGAGGTTGATTTTGGTAAGTCCCGGATCGACGCCCGGAATCTGCGACAGGGGCGACGCCTCGTCGGTCAGGTTGAAATAGATGGTGTCGTAGACGTTGCCGGTCTGGCCCTCCTCCGTCGCCATGATGCGGAGGTAGGGAACGCGGACCGGCCGGCCCATCGGCTCGCCAGGCTCGTAGACGTACTCAAAGCCGAGCCCCCACGGGTCACGGTAGACCTCCCCGCCCTCAGCCCAGCCGTCAAAGCGACAGGGGCCGAAAGCCTCGAACAGGCCGATACGGGCGCCGAGTCCGCTCTTGTCGCAGCCCTTCGGGCGGGAGAAGAACGCGGAGTCGTAGAGCATCTTGCCAGCGTCATCGACCGCGTAGCAGTCCACGACGAAGCCCGTGTATTCGTCACCGTGGCGTACCGGCTCGCCCTGGACGTCACCAGGGCCGTGTACGACGAAGTACTCCATCCATGCGACCGCCATCCACCCGAGCGAGCGGGAGCGGTCGTGACCGGGGGCGCGCACGGTTACGTGCGGCACGCGGTCTCCTAGCCTGTGAGACGCGCTCTGCGCGAGTTGATGTCAGTTACCCCATCCGTGCGGCTGACAGGCCGGGAGACGGGCGCTGAGGGGTCGTCGACCTTGAGCTTCAGACGCGCTCGGTCCTCGGGCGTAGCGCCGAACTTGGCGGAACGCATCCGGACTTCGGACAGGAATTCCCACTTGCCCTTAGTCCACGCCGTGTGGTGCATCAGGGCGGCGTCGAGGAGGAACGCCCAGTCGGTGTCGAGGAAGGTGGCCGCCATCGGCGACGTGCGCCAGGTGCGCCACCAGTTGACCGTCATGGGGTGCCACTCTTCGTCGCCCGGGAGGACGCCCTCCGGCAGCTCAGGGCCGCGGAGTTCGCCGTCGTTGACGATGACGGTCTCCGGCTCAGTGGCGTTGCGCCTGCGTCGCTTCGACGGGTCCTTTGGGGCGGGTCCGCGGCCGGCCATCAGGCCACCTCGTCGGCGTTCGATGTGGTGATCACGGCGCCTACAGCCTGCATCCGGGCGAACACTACGTTTACGGTGTCCACGAGCCGCTGCATGTCTTCCGGGGTGAACTCGCGGAGTGTGCCGTCTTCGAAGATGAAGTGCGGCATGGGCTGAGCCATGGGGGTACCTCCCGGGATCGGACGGCAGACGCCGCCCATGTCGGGAGCTACGCCGTCAGCTTGGAAACCACCGCGGAGAGGTCCGCGAGGATGGACGGGGAGGAGCCATGTCGGCGCCCCGTCATTGCGATGTATCGGCCCGTGCCGTAGATCTCCACGGCCGTGCCGTCGGGGCGTCGGATGCGGCGTCCCTGTCGGACGTCAGCGCGGCCCCAGATGTGCAGACCGTCGCCGGACGGGGACACCTCTACGTAGGTGGCGCCCGCGTCGCGGAGAATGGCTGCGGCCCACGGAGCGAGTCGCCCGGTGAGCGGGTTAAGGCAGTGGTCCAGGTCGATGCAGACCACGTCATCGACGTCGGATAGGACGAAGCCCAGTCCGACGCCCGCCACGGATTCCGCAGCGTTCTTGTAGGTGCTCCAGGTGCGAGGGTCAGTGCTTGACGCGGCCCTGCCGGTCGTCGTCAACGGCCTCTTGTCGCCGGCGCGTCGGACCCACCTGTCGCGGGACGTCAGCTCCAGCGGGATCACCCGCTTCTTCTCCGCCCGATGGGAAGCCACACGGCAACGAGTCGAGCAGAACCGGGCACGGTGCGAATGCCTCGCCCCCAGATGCTCCGGGCACCACTCGCAGGTTCGTGTGTTCATGGCTCCATCTTATGCGGCCCGTAACGGTAATACCAGGCTTGACCTGGGATTTCTTCAGGAGGTTAGAGACCCGCCGTGTAACGGTAGAGGCGCCTGGAGCGCCGCTCAGATGCCCCTAGGAGGCGCTGTGCAGCCGTCTCCCGACCTCTCAGCCGATGACTCTCTACCGTTACAGTTTGGATCCCCAGACCCGTACAGAGCGCGAGGCCCAGCACCTTGTCGGTCAGGAGATCGTCCCGGAGGGGATCACCCCCCTGGTCTGTGGCTAGTCGATCTTGGCTGCGAAGCCGGCGCGCGGCTCGCGACGCTCTCCGTCGGCCAACTCACCGCGGATCTCCAGGCGGCTTGGGACCAGGGTGAGCGTGATCGTCGTGCAGCGCCCGTCTTGACCGACGTTGATCTTCGGCGCCTTCGCGAGTCGACCGACATCGACACCGTCAACGAGCACTCGCGTCACGCTGACGCCGCTCTCGCCCGTGTCGTCTGCCTCCTCCAGCACCACGTATGCGCCGCTCATGGGCTAGTCCTCCAGTGCTGGGTGTGCGGGCTTCGGCCGGTCTGTACGCACGCGCATAAGGGCCGCTGCTTGGCCGCCTTCCTGCGCGCTCTTCCTGGCGTGGCACCACCCGCACAGTGCCCGCAGGTTGGCCATGCTGTGGTCATCCCCGGGGACGATGTGGTCCACGTCTGTGGCCACTGCTCCGCAGAATCGACCGTCAGAGAAGCGAGCCTGACAGACGCCCTTGTCCCTGCGCAGGACGCGGGCCCTGATACGGGGCCAGTCCTTCGGGAGTCGGCTCCTGCGCGTGCTTCCTTCCCACGCCATTGCGCCTCCTCGTCCTACGCCTGTGCCTTACGCTGATTGCTCCGGGTGGCCAGGGAGGGCCACTGAGTCATGGGGGGATGCGCTATGCGCGCCTACGTTCGCCGTGCCGTGGTGCCGGCTGCTGTGCTGTCCGCTGCTCTGCTGACGGGGTGCTCGTCGGAGCCGGACAAGGACCGACCCGCTCCGACGCTGTCCGCGTCAGTGGATCCGCCCGCTGAAGAGCAGCCGTCGCAGGAGCCGTTCGAGGAGGCGGCGTCGTCCGCCCCTGCGCCCGTCGTGGGCGTCGGCGAGACGGAGAAGTTTGATATCGGTGAGACCGATGAGTACGGCGAGAACTACAAGGTGACGACACAGATGTCCGTCACCGTCGAGAGCGCCCGCTATGTGACGCCGGCGGAGGTCGACACGACCAACGAGCCCGAGCACGGTCAGTACGTCGAGCTGAAGCTCACGCTGAAGAACGTCGGCAAGGCGCCCGCGGAGATCATGACCTACGGGATGATGCGGTGGGAGGACGAGCAGACAGCCGCGCAGGACGCGACGACGCTGGAGGGCGTCGGCGAGGGTCCGGAGCTGGACACGACCTACAAGCCGGGGCAGTCCGTCACCGGGACCCTCATCCTCGACGTCGCCCGCAAGGGCGGAACCGTCGGCTACTACGGGACGGAGGATCCGTCCGGGGAGCCGGCGTTCGTGGTGGAGCTGCCAGCTAGCTAATCAGGCCCAGGTCGATCAGGATCGCGGAGTTGCGCTCGTACCACGAGTAGTCAACGTCGTCCGCCCAGTCGCGACGCCAGTCCGCATGCTCGCGAAGCCGCATGACCTTCGCTGTGTGCTTCGGACGGGGTGTGTGCGTCCGTCGGCACCTCGGGGAGCATCCTGTACCTGCGAAGCCTGCGGCGCCCAGCATGTGCGCCATGCATCCTCCTGAACGTCGCCAACCCCGCTCGCGGGAACTCTCCTCCGCGGCGGGGTTGGTCTGCTAGCGTCTTCCTCGTGCTCCCCGAGACATCGGGGATGTCCCAGATGCTCACGATGACAGGTGTATGGTCCCCGCGTCAGCGGGGATGGCCCGATGTAGGGCGTTGATAGCAAGTGCTCCCCGCGCAAGCGGGGTACGAAAGGCCCCGGGGGGTAAACGGGGCCTTTCTCATGTATCAGATCCGGACCGGCGTGGCCAATACGTCACCACTGCGTCAGTCGGGACGGCGCGATTCGAACGCGCGATCTCCCGCTCCCAAAGCGGGCGCCTTAGTCCAAGCTTGGCCACGTCCCGTGATGTGCTGCCCGGGTCCCGCCGTCGGACAGCGTGAGCAGCCTCGCGGCGTCGCTGCCGCTGCTCTTCTCTCCGCTCCCCCGCCTGCCGGCGGTCACGGAGTTCAGGCGCGCGCTGCGCAGTCGCGCACGGGACGCCCCCTGTGAGCCCGCCCGGCATCGAACCGGAGCAGCTACCTGACCCCACACGGTCACAGGCTCGCGTCCGGACCGTGAGGCCCGGGTGTTGGCCGTCAGAGGCTGTCCGCGAGAGGTCCCACGGTGCTTGACGTCCTTGCGCTCCCGACCGGACTCGAACCGGCGACTACCCGCTCGACAGGCGGGGGCTCTGGCCACTGAGCTACGGAAGCAATGACGAGCCGGCGGACCGCACGGACATGCCGCCATCCCCGTTGTTCCGGCTCGTCGTGGACGCCGCGCGTTGCTGTGGGTGCCACCCCGCCGCGTCCTCTGCCCCGGGACAAGGGTCGCTGGCTAAGCGTCCGTCCGGGTACAGCCGTTCAGTGCGACTCTCGGTCGCTGCGCTCCGCGGCTGCCTGGTCGAGCCTGGCGCTCACGTGCGGCGGCATCTCGGGAGCGTCCGGAACGTCGGGGATGCTGACGTCGAGCAGCGCGCCAAGCTCTGCGTCGCGCTCCGCCTCCTCCGTCAGCTTCCACAGCTCCTCGTCCATGCCGTGAGTCTACGGCCTCTTGTCCGAGGCCATGCGGCGCCGTGTGCGCCCGCTCAGGTACCGCTCTGGTGTCGTCCGGATGGCCTGGCGCCGGTACCGCTGAATCGCGTGACCCGGGCACCACCCGGCGATGATGCCGGGCTCTGGGCACTGCGGATCGTTGCATGACGGTCTGATCATGTCGTCCATGAAGCCTCCCAAGTCGGTCGGGACGCTCGCGGTCCCACACATTCGTTATGGGGGAAACCGCAGACGATGTGACGTCGAGGACGGCCGGGCGCTCAACCACGCTGCAACGTGGGAGGAGAGAGCCACGGAGCGCGGGAGCGACGCCGGCCGTCAAGGAGGGGAGCGGGCCGCACGCTACACGCTACGGCCGCCACGTCCTCCCCACCTACTATGTTTATGGGGTGCGCGTGACGCGGGGATGATCTTGGTAGCGTCCTCCGGCAGGGTGTGCGCAAACTGTCAAACTAACCCCTGTTTTCAGTCGGCCCTTAACACGTTAAGAGGGACTTGAAAACACTAGTTAGTTTGACACTTTGGCTAGAGAAATGACCTAAGTAGCTACTATGCGTGGCCTCTTGGGCGTCACTGGTAACTCTCTGGAGTTATCCACAGGCGCCTGTGGAGGACGCGGAGGCGGCTCGACGTCTGCGCCCGGCTCGCGCGACGCTCCCGCCCCTCCGCAGGCCTCGACATCGACTCCCTAGCCTGTTACCGACTCGTTATCTTCCTCGTCTTCCGCAGGGCTCGCCCACGTGATTTCGATGCGCTTCTCAGCCCGTTCGAGGCGAGAGCCCCGCTTCGTGCCGGCCGGGCCGACTGACACTGAGTCGACGAAGAGAGACAGGAAGGCGCGCTTGTCGGCCACATCCCACCTGTCCCACAGCCCGCCCGGCTCGAAGGGGTTGCCTTCGTCGGAGTCGGCGAACCAGTCGTCGATGGGGAGGCGCGTTGCAACGGTGGCAGCGGCCTTCAGTTCGTCGATGCGCGCCATGCAGCGCGCTTCGTGCTGCTGGTACTTGCGGATGGTGTCCTTGAACGCCTGGCGCCCCGTCTTGCCCTCGTACAGCCCTTCGTCTCGGTCGGCGTAGAGATCCTTCATGCTCTGCTGGACGTGGGCGAGTTGTGCCTCTTGTTCCGCCAGCTCTGCGGCGGCCTCCGGGTCGGCACCCTGGACAGCGAACCTCTCCGCGGCAGCCGCGAGGATGGCGATGTCATCATCGTCCTCCGGGTCCAGGCTGGCCACCTTGGTCCATAGACGACTCGCAACGATGGCGTCGGCATCCTCCTGCCTGATTCGGAGGACGTGCTTACCGACGGTGCCCACGCTCCGGCGAAGGTTGCATACGTAGGTGCTGTCTGTGTTCGACACCGTCATTCCGGAATCACACAGCCCGCAGCGCAGGACTCCCCACGAGCCGAGGAATGTCAGCGTCCCGGCTCGGTCCACGACGCGCTCCCGTTTACGTCCGTCTAGGATCGCCTGGAGGTCGTACCAGCGCTTTGGAGTGATGAAGCCTTCGTGAGGCCGCACAGGCTGGCCGTTCTCGTCCCGAAGGATCTGCCGGCGCTTCGTCTTGGGGTCAACAGGGCCGATAGCAAAGCCAGCCAAACGCGGATCGCGAAGTATCCGGCGGACAACGGTGGATGACCATTCGTAGTCTGCTGTGTCAGATGCACCGCCCTTGCGGCGTTTTGATGCAGCCTCTCGGCGAGCTTTTGCCGCTTCCTCGTCGAGACTTCCGAGCGGCGTTTTGGCCCTCTTCTCGGTCAGGGCATAAGCGATAGCGTTCTCCTTCACTCCTCGCTCAGCCTCTTGAATGATGTGCATCACGTTATCCGCAGGCGTCGACTTCGGGCCGATTTCCTCGTCACTCGTCTCGCCCGGCCGGAGAACACGAATGGTCACCCCGTCGACCTGAACCGACTCGGCGTCAAAGCCGTAAGGGACCGGGCCGGTGGAGTGCGAGCCCTTCGCCTTCAGTTCCGCGAAGGCGTCGCGGATGAACTTCGATTTGTTCTTGGATTCTTGGTGCGCAAGTCCGGCGATCAGCGCGAAGAAGGCAACGCCGAACGGGTTGTCATCTGACGTGTTGATGAAGGGTTCTTGCGTCGAGACGATCGCGACTCCGTGCTGTGCAAGCTCCTCTTGGATCTTCAGTGCTTCCGCGGCGCCCTGACGCGTGAGTCGCGATAGCATGTAGATGACGACGACGTCAAACTTGCGCTGCCGTGCGTCCTCCATCATCCGCTCGAAGTCCGGTCGGTAGACGTTGGGGTCGTACCCAGACAGGCCCACGTCTTCGTAGTGTCCGACGTGCTTCCAGTTGTCTTGTGAGTTGATGTACGCGATCCCCTTCTCCTTCTGCATAAGTGGGGATGCCTGGCTGTCAGTCTCGCTCTTGTGGCTCTGCCGGCCGTAGGTCACTGCCCTGACCATGTCTTGGTGGTCCCTGTCCCCCAGGGCAACTAGCTCCATGGGTAGATACGGTACCGGTTCCGAAGAACGCGTCGAACCCGAGATCCTCGGTGGCCTTCGCCACGGTGAGCAGGGTCTCGTAGGTGGCGCCCTGCTGGGGTTCGGTGAAGATTCGGAGATCCATGGTTCCATCCTGCCTCGCCGGGGTCCGGGCGGGGTGGTGCGGGGTCCGGTGGGGCGCCCCCGCGCCGTGCTGTGCGCCCGTCGTGCCCGGGCGGGTGAAAAACGTCAACCCCGGTGCGGGGGCTTGCCCGGGCCAGTGACCCGGTCTGGTGGTGATCGTTGGCTCGGGCGGAGCCGGACCGCCCGGCTCCCGCACCGGCGTGTCGTCGCCGGAGCGCCACCCGTACCGGCCCCTCGCGGGGCCACGGGCCGAGGAGGCCGTCATGTCCGAGGAAACCGTGCCGCAGCAGGGCGGTGCCGCTCAGCCGAAGGGGCTGCTGCAGCAGATGGAGGAGCTGATGGCGGCCCTGAACGCGGATCTGTCCGCCCTGGACGCGGACCTCCAGGCGGCGGGCCGCGAGCCCGCGGGGGCCGTCGAGGAACGGGGCTGCCAGGGGGCGGAGCCTCCCGTGGCGTGAGAGGGGTCCGTTCTCGCTCCGGCGCGGGAACCTTGTCAGGGCGCGGGGATCTGCGCGACCAGCCCCGCACTGCCCGCACCCGCATCCGCACCCGCACCCGCATCCGCATCCGCGAAAGAGCGCGGAGCACCATGGCGAGCGGGCGTGACCGCACCCGGCGGCGGGAGCCGATTCGCGGGAGCGCGGGGCTCAGCCCGCCTCCCGCTGGGGTATCGCCTGCTCTCTGTCCGCCAGTCTGCGCAGCAGCTCGCGGACCCGGTCCCGGGACTCGTCCGCCGCGTCGATGGCTTCCATGCACTGCCAGTACGTCGCCTCGTCGGGCGCCGCGCAGGCGATGCCGACGAGGGCGATGCCGACCTCGCCGAGCAGCCCGGCGAGGTGGGTCAGCGCCCGGCGGGCGTCGCCCAGTTCGGTGAGCTGGGCCGCGCGCAGTTCGCCCGGGGCGAGGTCCGGTGTCTCCAGGACCCCGCAGCCGCGGCCCGCGAGTTCCGTCAACCCCAGGGCCTCGCCGCGTAGTTCGGGTGGGCCGAAGACGGCGAGGCGGCTGCCGATCGCCTGCGCCAGCGCCTGGGCCTGCCACACCTCCGTCATGATCTTCGGCACCTCGCCGCTCGCCGCGAGGGCGCGCCTGCTCGTCAGGATGAGCCGCACCGCGTCCATGCGCTGTCCCCGTCTGTCCCGACGCGCCGACGGCGCGTCCGCCCAACCTCCACTGGTTCACTACCCAGAGTGAGGGTCAGGGAGGCAAAAGGCCAGAGGAAGACGGAAATCTGTGGACAACAATTCGGATTCGCCACAGAGTTTGACTCCGGAGAGTGATACCGGATCAGGTCATTCCGGTGCGGGGAACCTGCGCTCGTTGCGGTCGATCTTCGCGTCCAGCGCGGCGAGCGGGTCGATGCCGAGCACGTCGCACAGCCGGAGCAGATAGGCGAGGACGTCGGCGACCTCGTCCCTGACCCGGTGCGCGGAGTCCGGGTCGGCCATCACGCGCATCGACTCCTCCGGCGTCGACCACTGGAAGATCTCGACCAGTTCGGAGGCCTCCACGCTGAGCGCGGCCGCCAGGTTCTTGGGGGTGTGGTACGGCTGCCAGTCGCGGGCCGCGGCGAACTCGGCGAGCCGGCGTTGCAGCCGGGCCACGTCCAGCGGCTCGCTCGGGGGTTCTTGCGGCTCTTGCGGGGATTCCTGGGACTGGTGCGGGGCCTGGGGCTCGCGCGGGGATTCCTGGGACTCGTGCGGTTCTTGGGAGGTCACGTCTTCAGATGTACCACCGTCACCCCGTGCTGCCCGGCCGCCCAGGACGCGTCGCTCACCGCGCCGAGCAGGCGGATCTGCCCGTCCCGCGCGGAGGCCGCCGCGAGCCGCAGCAGCGCGCGCCGCTGCGCCAC